TTATTGACCATTATTCAACGCTTTTTTAGCAGCATTTTGTTCTGATTCTTTTTTCGTTCTACCTTTTCCTGTTTCTAAAGGTTTGCCATTTAATAGTACTTCAGAAGTAAACATCTTGTGATGTGCTGGACCACTTTCATCTAATAAATGATACGTAATATTGCCTTTATTATGACGATGCATAAATTCCTGCAATTCTGTTTTATAATCACGATTCGCTGTATAATTTTCATCAACGACATGTGGAAATACGACTTTTTCTAAAAATTGCTCTACAATTTCAAGTCCTTTATCTAAATACAATGCACCAATAAATGATTCGAATGCATCGGCGATTAATGATGGACGTTCACGACCGCCTGTTTTTTCTTCACCTTTACCAAGTAAAAGTAATTCGTTCATATTTAAACTCATTGCAAATGTTACAAGTGATGGTTCACATACAATTGATGCGCGCAGTTTAGTGAGCTTACCTTCTGGAAGTAATGGAAATTTCTTAAATAAAAACTGTGACACCGTCAATTCTAACACCGCGTCTCCTAAGAACTCTAAACGTTCATTGTGACTTAATTTATCTAATTTAAAGTCATTGATAAAGCTTGAATGCGAGAATGCTTGAACATAAATATCATATTGTTCAAATTCGATATTTATGTCTTTCATAAACACATCGAATTGAGCTTTAAATTGTGCTATGATTTGTGCTTTATTTTTAACCATGCCTGTCCTCCCTAATATTATGTTTCCTATCTATTTTACGTTATATTTCATAAAAAAAAAAGAATATTATCATAAACGACAATATCCATTGACACAATATATAAAACGCCTGAACAAATTGCTTTGTTCAGACGTTTATATTATCTTATGTAATCATCATGGATTGCTTAATTTGGTCTTATAAACCACATTTCAGTTTCATAATCATGCGTGATACGTTGTGCAACTTCTGTCTTGTCAGCGCCGCCACCATACCAGTTTTGATCTAAACTTGTAAATTGCATGACGTTACCATCTGCATTACCGTTTAACACAATTGCTGTATGTCCAGCACCTGATCCGAAATCTTCATTAAATACAACGACATCTCCAGGCTGTGCTACAAATGACGGTGTGTTTTTGTACACTGTTGCTTCATCACTAAAATTATTAGCAGTTGGAATATCTTTTGCATAGTCACCATGTAAACCGTGACCATATAAATAATTCCAATAATAATTCACTAAATCAAAACATTGCCAACCGTAGTAGCCATCAAAATCCCAACCCTTACCTTCCAATGAATAAACATAATTCATGGCAGCCGTTGAAGATTTCGCAACTTCTTTTTGGACCTTGCTTGATTTTTTATCATAATCTCTATGTTCAACCTCTACGTTCTGTATCTTAGGTGTCTTATCTTTAGATGTATCACTACCGCCGCCATCCTTAGCGTCAGCATGCAAATTCAAATTCAATGCAGTCAAGCTCGTAAATGCAATAGCTAACAATAATTTGCTTTTAATCTTCATACATCCCCCTAAAAAATATGTATTATATATATTCTTAAATAATATATTAAAACATTTTATCATATATAAAGTATACTGGATAGGTTATAAAGATTAAGTATTGATTACAAAAAGACCACTAATCTCCCGCTCTATTTTATTAAAATTCATGATAACACTTGTTGCGACATAAAAATGCCCCACCAATTATGGCGGGGATATTTTTACTTTGTCTTATCATATATAAAATCTCCAATAATTTTAGAAGATTGACCTTTTTCTATAGAACAGAATTTATCGTAAAACCTTTCTATTTTATCTTTATATTTTTCTTTATGTTTATCAATATCTTTTAATTCCTCAGCTAATTTAAACTCATCTGTAATAATTTCTCCAGGTAAATCATTCATATAATCCATATAAAATCCTCTCAAACCTTTATCATATTTCTCAATATCATAAGCAAAGAAATATTGTGGTCTTTTTAGAATACCAAAGTCAAACATGACTGAAGAATAATCTGTAATGAGTGCATCAGATATTAAATATAATTCGGATATATCATTATAATTAGATACGTCGATTGCAAAATCTTCATATCCACTTAAATCTAATGCATTTGAAATTAAATAATGCATTCTTAGTAAAATGACAAATTCATCACCTAATTCTTTTTGTAGGTTTTCTAAATTTATTTTTAAATCGAATAAATATTTACCTTTTTTAACAAATTCATCATCTCTCCATGTCGGAGCGTACATAATAATTTTCTTACCTTTAGGTATGTTTAATTCTTTTTTCAGTTTTTCTATATATTTCTGATCATTACTTCTATTAACTAATATATCATTCCGAGGATATCCTATTTCTAAAGTTCTATTCTCATCCATCCAAAATGCCGTTTTAAAAATGTTCGTTGAGTACCTATTAGGAGAAATTAAATAATCCCATCGTGATGTTTCAGCGTAGAAATTCTTTTTATATTTAGGTGTAGTTGTTCCAGGCATTCTTACTATCTTCATATCATTAGCCAAACGTTTTAATGGTGTTCCGTGCCATGTTTGAATGTAAATTTGGTTATCTTTTTTATTTAAATACAGTGGTAACCTTGCATTCGTAACCCAGAATTTAGCTTTTGAGTATGCATCATAATATTCTTTAGATCCTTTTTTAACCTTTACTGCATTACCAGTTATGACATTTTGATCAGGATTTTTAAACACCCATATATAGTTTAATTTAGGATAATGTTTTTGCATATATTCATAAATATATTTAGGACTATCACTATAATTTTTACCACCGAAAGACTCAAAAACGATAGTTTCATTATTAACAGCTTCTTCTTTATCTAATAGTTGATATTTTGATCTATTCTTCATTTTATTATTCTGAACTATATTTTTTACATGTCTACTTACACTTCTAATATTATTTATATATTTAGCATTTTCAATGTCGTCCATAGATAAAAACAATAATTCTAATTTGTAGAGTATTTTTCCATCTTTTATAATGTTCCACTTTAGTGTTTTAACAATATTAATTAAAGGTTTCTCAAGAACACTATATCTTATATTTATATCTCTCAAAGATGGATCGAACCCTTTTTTAATTTCAAGTTTCATTTTTTGAGATAAAAAGTTTAGAATTTCTTTATTATTCGTTCTTTTAATTGAATCAAGATAACTATTAACATAATCTTCGAATGTAAAAATGAAATCTTGATCACTTAAAGTATTACCTTCAAATGGATCATAAATTTCACCTCTAAAATAAAAAGGAAAATTACGTAACCTTACAAATCTCTCTACGTATTTAATATATTCAAGCGTAAACGAAGTATCGATATATATTTTTAAATCTTCATTAAACCTAATGTTATGCGCTTTGACAATAGAAGTTTTAAACAAAATATTACAAACCGTATTTTTTCTTAAAAAGGAATTAGGGTTATTATCTTTAGTTAAGTAATCAATTCTAATTTTATCTTTATTTACATATTGAGGTTTTTTTAATGAGAATTTATTTATTGGCCCAATTAAACCGTCTAATCCATTGATTTTAGATAAGTAATACTCAACTGAATAGCTTGCAAGTTGGTCATCAGCATCTAAAAACATAAAATATTTTGTTTCAACATTTTCTAAAGCAATATTTCTAGCATAGGCGTGCCCATAATTTCTATCTAAATTAATGTGATTTACACTTTTATCATAATTATTTATCGCTTCATTAACTAATCTATTAGAAGAGTCTGTTGATCCATCATTAACTATGATTAAATCAAAGTTTTGATTTCTTTGGTTTTTAATACTACCAATACAATCAAGTATATAATCTTCTTTATTATAATAAGTAATGATAATTGTTAATTCATTCATGATATTTCTCCTTAAAGTTTTTTAATATAATTAATATAAAAATATAATGCGGACTCAAATTTTTTATGACGACTTTAGTCATTCTTTTTTAGCGCTCGAGTTAAAGTACTACCTAAGGCATTTATTTTAATATCTAAAAAATAAATCAATGTATTATTAGGAGAATGGCTAATATTGAGTTTTAAATATTAATTTTACATTATATTATTATAGCTCCTTAATACTATTTGGCAATATTAATAAACAAAAATCTTAAACTGAATTAATTATCCATTTACTTATTTGAATTATTGTTAAATTTTCCAAAACTATTAAAACACTAAAAATATAGATTTTACATCTTCTATAAAAAAGCATAATAAAAAGCCCGTAACCAATGGTATACGGGCTTTTATAGTTTGAATTATTTTTCTAATGATGAAATACATGTATTTTTCGCATGCGTTTATGGGTGTTCAAGTGTAGTAATTAGCGCACTATCCCAGAGGTTTTAACCAATGTCTTTTTCATATTAGTTCATATGAAAACAAACTTTTTGCCCCCTTTTTGCCCCCTTATACATATATATACCTTCCCTTTACAAAACAGAACATTTGTTCGTATAATAAAACTACTAATTATACGTGAGGTGTTTAAATTGAAAATCATTAACCCAGGTATGCCTGAACCTTATAAATATGAGACGGACTATCGCAAGATACCTAAAAAGTATTTAAATAGTAACATTCCTGAAGGTCGTAAGATGATTAAGTGGGCGCCATTTGCAACGATGCCTCAACAGTATGCAACGATTAACGGTTTTATCGAAGACCAGAACAAAGTTGATAAACCTGTGTTCGATGAATTAGCGTTACGTGACCTAAACGATGTTCTAGCACAAAAATTATTTTATGATCCACCAGCAACAATTAAGTATTGGGAGAATGGCTATTATAAAACGATTGAGTGTGAGATTAATAAGTTTGATAGTGAGCGTAATAAGTTAGAGGTGCTGGAGAATGGGGACAAAGTATTATTGAGTATGGATTGTATTGTGGAGATAGAGTAAAAATCATACAAACCTAATCAATTTAGTGTATAATGAACTATCAAACTAAGGAGAATACATCATGAAAATTAGCAAACCACTTAAAGAAACAGGTTGGACTGAAGATGAGATTCATAAAAGATTAGATTCAATTATTGAAGAAGAAATTGTTGATGTTACAGAGATTGAAGATATAGACGAGATAATTGAAGAATAAAAAAAGAGGCGACTGTTTGGAGCAGCCACCTCATATATACTTCTAACCTCTTCCGCCTAATTAAATTATAGCATAAAAAAAGCCCACCAATTAAGGTGGGTTTTATTCATAGAAACCTAATTCTATTAATCTATTTTCTACTGCTTGTATATCTATATCTTTAGCTCTTGCAATATGGGTAGCTTTGCTAAAATATTTTAAATCTCTAATTAACAAAGGTGTCTCTATATTTATATACGAAGGTTTTGATAGTCCATATGCCCTCCAATTTAATAGAGGTGGTCTAAATTTTCTTTGGTGAGGTTCTCCTTGATTAGAAGTGATTCTAAAGAAATATACTTCTTCTTTTTCCCTTTCTAAAATAAAGATAGGTCTTTCTTTACTTTCACCTTTATTGTAAGGTTCATCGAAGAAAACTATACACCAGTGCATATCTCCTCGTTCATATATATTATCCAAAATACCAATCTATATCCGCTTGATTACGTTTGTCTAATTTGATTCGTCCATTGACTTCATTGACTCGTACTGCGTTTTCTTTCAACTTTTTTATGTTTAATTTACGTGTGTTTTTCTTTGTGTACATACTTTCATTTCGACTCTTTGTCATAAACATTTCACCATCTCCTCCAAATAGTAAAACGGTATAGATTTTCCTTTGCTTCTATTAACATTATACCTTTTTTAATCTAATGTAAACAAAAATTGTTTGTAAAACATGAAATTATTTAACTTTATAGCATCTACATTTACTCATTATACATAAAAAATAACCCCATCACAAAAAGTGACAGGGCAAGTTAATGGAAGTTTAATATGAAAATTCAGCACTATATAAGTGCTTATATATAGTAATACTACACTCTAGGTATTAAATCAAGTAAATAACACCCCACATAAGTGAGGTGTATGATAGAAACAAATTATTAGATAGATTAAATCGGGAGAAGTAATCAAATCTAAAATGATTATAACATGATTAATTTAAAAAACAACCCTACCTAGTTTCCGCTAGATAGGGTTTTTTGATGTCTATGAAATTTGGATGAGTAACCAAGTAATTACTCTATGATTTTATTATATCATAACTTTTTATTTAAATGTACCCCAAGCACTACCAACTCGTTGTCCTTTACCATTTGACTTACCAATTGGCATATAAACAGTTGCACCACTGTAGACTTCCCAACTAATCCAGATATAACCTTCATAGTCTTGTATTTCATCGTAATTAACTGATTGATTATATTCTAATCCACCAGCAATAGGATTATGAATACTTGGTCCTTTATATCTTGTAACTATTCCATCTTTAGCTTTACAAGTGAACGTACCTTTTTCTTTTTTCCACAAGATACCGTATTTATTTTTCTTCCAACCATTTCCTAGATTTTTAGAAACAACTGTATTTGTTTTAGCTTGATTTGGTTTAACAGTTGATGGTTTTGTAGCTTTCACAACTGCATCAGTTGATGGACTACCTGCAGGTAATGACGGATCGTTATAATACTTTGTAATTTCCTTAATGAAATAATCTTTTAACTGATTAACAATATTAGATGGTGCAGCACCTTTTGTAACTGGATTCCAACCTGTATGAATTGTCATACTTCTATGTGGACATGCAGTTGGTACAAATTCACAATGTAATCTAACTGTAGAACGATTAACAGGCAAACCATAATATAGTAAATCTGCAGCTGCTTTTTTAAATGTTGCTTGTTCGTTAGCTAAGAAATTCTTGTCACTAGCATTCAATGACTCATTCACCTCGTAACCAATATAGCTATTATTCCCATCTTGATTAGCTGTATGCCAAGCTACACTGAATGTATCAATCGCACGCCAAACTGTATTTCTATCAATATAGTAATGCGCAATGCCTGCTTCATAACGAGCAATTGAAGTACTTTGTAGATTATTATAATCTTGTTTAGCAGTAGCACTACCTGCTGTATTATGAATAACTACACCCTTTAAATTACCTGAACGATTAGCCATTTTGTAGTTAATAGTTTTATTAATCGTTTCGATTTTCGTTGCTTTCTTAACTGCACCTTTTTCTGCATCTTCATAAGGTGGTCTGATAACACCTAAAAAGTCTGTATATTCATGGTCTTCTACAAATGCTGCAGGACTTCCTTTTGTTAAACTCTCGTTATACCAGTTCTGGTCAATACTATTAAAGTATTTAGCATTTGCCTCAGTAACAATACCTGTATGACCATACTCTCCATCAAACACGAATATATCTCCAGGTTGTGGTATTTGATTTTTACCTTTAATCACTTGGAAACCTTTCGGCCATTTAAAATTAATGAAGTCTTTTGCGTTGCCTGTAGGATGTACACTCCAATACTTTTTAGTAAATGCGATAACAAAATCGGCACATTGTGAACCATATTTTTTATCTTCATCAAGTCTATTACCTATATTACTTACTGCCCATTTAACGCCATCACGTTTTTTCATTATTAATAACACTCCTTTTATTGTATTAAAAAAGCCGACTGATTAGCCGACTTATTTTGGTTCGTTATATTGTTGTGCTTGTTCACTGTCTTTGATACCTCTAGTTGTCGGGTCTTGTACCACACCTAGTAACACCAACACACCTAACACACTGTTAACGATATTCGTGATTTGGTCAGTGTATACTGTGATGTCGTAATCAAACGCCCCAGATACTTGTTGAGCAAACAAAAGGATAGCCGATATAATGGCTACCCAAAATGATTTTTGTTTAATACGAACTTTCCAGTTGATTTTCATTAGTTATCCTCCTTAAATTAAAAAGCCACTCGTTATGAGTGACTTAGACTATTCTTCTTCCCATGTCCACTCATCAGTAGCCATGATATCTTGTGCTTCACTTGCATCAACAATTTGTACTTTAGGATTATTATTTAAATCATGTGCTAATATTTCAGCGTATTCTAAGTGACAAATTGTTTTACTTTCGTCTTTATTCTTACGCCAATACTTCGTGTTGTACCCTAGTCTTTGGAAAAATTCTATTTCTGCAATTACAAATTTCATATTATAGCCCCCATCTTTCTTTTTCTAGTTTATAGTTTTGTTGAATTTCTTGGTCTGTTAATGCTCTGTTATATATCTTCACATTTTTAATTAATGTTTTGACGTGTGGCGAATCGTAGTAACTAGCTTTACCTATTGTTACTGGTAAACTAGAATTAACCATATTTTTAAAGGATAGTCTTGTTTTAACCATTTGACCGTTCATATATAAGTGCATATTATTTCCTTTGTCTATTTTACCAACAATGTGTACTTTTTCGTTTTCAACAGGAACATATCCGTCTGTATTGATTGTTCCGCCAGCCATAAAACTTAACCCTTTAGGATTATTCGGAGAATATGCAATAGCGTACCCTGTATTTGCAGCAGCGTCTGAAGTATTGCCGATAATCCATCTCCAACCCGTTGGAACTTCTTTGAAATGTAATACCATTTCAATAGTTACTTCTAAATTCAAATTAATAATGCTTGCACTATTTCCAACTAATATTCTGTCATCAACACCATCTAAATTAAGCCCATTATTATAACCACTTTCATTATTGTAAGCAAAGTTTTGCAATGTTCCATTGTTTCCGTTGCCACTCAAGTCTTTAGCAACGCCTCTACTCACGTCACTATTTTTCATACTCTTGAAGTCATACCATAATACCAGTCCGTCTTTTACAGGAACAGGATATAACAACTCGTTACCTTGATAAATGAACGGGATATTTTTATCACCTAGTTTAACTTGTGTCATACCTTACACCTCGCTTATAAAATACAATGTGTTATTGTCTTTAGTTGGTAGTTGATTGTATTCATCTCTTGTATAAATTTTAGGACTTGCTAGGACAGAATCTCCTTTATCACCCTTGTCCCCTTTATCTCCTTTAACACCTTGTATACCAGTATCACCTTTTTCACCCTTGAACTGACTAGCATTAGCAAGTAAAATTTGTTCAATTTTGTCACCAATTAAATCAATATTAATTTCTTTAGCAATTTGTTCATCTAGCCCACTGCTTAGAATAGTGAAACTAAATTCTGAGGCATGTAATGATTGTGTTTCACTCTTTAATATCAATGTAGCTTTAACTTTACCGACATGCTTAATAACGTTCTCTCTAATCTTGTATTGTATTAAGCCTTGTTCAGCTAGTACAATGTCGACTGGTTCGTTATCGAAGTAAGATCCGTCTTGCATAGATAAACTTAAAATTGGTGTAAGACCAGCAGTTTCAAGATTAACTGGCTTGTCATTATGTTTAATGTAAATGCGAATAGAAGCGCTATTTTCATCTTCTGTGTAGAATTGAGCGCCAATATTACCTAAACTTACATGTGTTGCTTTAATATTTGTTTCTATGTCTTTATTTTTATAAATTGCCATTTAATCACTCCTTATTATTTAAAGAACAGTCCGATGAATGGTACTAAACCACCACCACCCATTAATAGTCCTATGAACCATTTAAAAAGCGTAATATTATCCTTTTGCCTTTTCTTAACTTCTTCTTTATATATTTTCAGTTCTTCTTTGTTTTCTTCGATGTCTTCGGTGTTCTTTTCAGTTTTATACTTGATATCTTTTATCTCGTCATTTTGTTGAGACATTGTGCTATTTAACTTAACAAGTTCCGTTTTAACATCCTTATTAACTTCGACCATTTGCTTGTTAACTTCAGTCATCGCCACAATTGCGATTTCTAAACTGTGGTATTTATCATCATGTTTTTGATCTACTTCATTTATTCGTTGGTGTATCTTACCTCTTGAACGTTCCCACTCATGACGTAAGACGTATTTATTTATTTCTTCTGCCATAAGTAGCTACCTCCTATAAAAGTAAGACTAGCTGTTATAGCCCAAAACGTTAGATATTGAACCCACGATAACCAATTCAAAGCATTATACACACCAACCGTTGACATAATAAAGTAGAAAATAGATGATATTAAACCACCTATCATAATAAATAACGCAGCTTTTTTAGAATGGTTAATAGTTGGTAGAAATACACTACCTAAAATTAAACATACGCCACCTAAAAAGAAAAATATGCCCCAAATACTCAATGGCATAACTTGATGTAAAGATAAATATAAGTCGGAATCTTTAATAACTGCATCGCTTTCTGCTATCCAGAACATGCCTCTTTCTCCAGTTAAAAGACCAAAACCAAATAAGCATAAACTAGCGATTATACCTTCTATTTTGAGACCTTCCTTTTCATTCATACGACACCCACTCTCTGTAATTTATTTATATAAAAAAGACACTGAAATTAATCAGTGCCTTGTGTTTTATTCAGGTAAATCTTCTCCTGTAATCTCTTTATATTGTTCTTTTGTAATCCAGTTTGCTTTAACACTTTCAGCAATTTTAACTTTGTCGAATAAACCTAAGTCGTATAAACGTTTAAGTGTTGGAAACATCGTTCACTCCACCTTTCATTTCTAATAATTCAGATGTCAAGTTGGCAACATCTTGTTGCAATCCTTCTATTTTGGCATTGTGTTCAATATCGTTTGATATTAATTGAGCGTTCAAAAAATCTGTTCCATCTGGTTCAATAGGTGTTTTAGATTGATTACTTTCCCACTCTTCTTTAGCAGTCCCTACCCATTCATTTGTCTCCTCATTAAATTGTATAGGTTGGTATAAGTGACTAGGTGGCATAGAGTCTGTATATAAATCTTTATCATAATTGAATATACTTACTTCACTTTCTTCATCGTACCTATCTTGTATCAATTCTGGCATACCATCTGTTTTACGATATATTTGTTTATACATAAGTTTCCTCCTTATAAAATGAATGTTGCACTAAAATTGATGACATCTTCTGAGTTCCATTCAATTGGTGCTAAGACTTTCATTTCTCCGTCATTTTCTATCCACATTTTGATGTCACTAGGGAATGTATTGATGATATAAGGTGTTCCAATCGTTTCAATATTAGGGAGTTTACCAAAATTAATTTCAGTATTTTCTGGTACGTTGAATACTTCCCCTTTGATCGAAACTTGTTTCGTTCCATTTATCGTCACAATTTTATACATTACGGTGCTTTCTGTGTTGACATCATTTTTCAACATGACATTAAGCCATCCTGTGTCATCAACATTGTTAGTTAATTCACGCCAATTACGCTCTGCACCACCAGAATGGAAGGTTTTAACAAACATTCTGTTTTGATAAGAGTGTGTGGCATATATAACTTTTCTACTGTTTTTAGATTTTGTGACCAATACCTCATAAAAACCTAAGTCATTTAATGGATCGTTTTTAAAACCACTACCTTCATACATACCTACATCTAATTTACTCATATCTGTACCGTCTGGTAGTGATATAACTGAACCGTCACTGTTTGTGAAGTTATATTTTTGCCATTTACTACTTTGTGTTTGCGTTACATAAGTAGACGGGTTAATTTCTGCTTTAATATCTGCGATTTTTTGATTTAATTCTTCATCTGCTTGTTCAAATTGAGTTTTATAATCTTCTCCGATAGTTTGTAGATTTGTTTTTTCAGTATTGATTAATGTTGTTATTTCTTCTAAAACACTTAGTTTACGTTCGTCTATTTGTGAGAGTGCTATATCTTTTTCTTCAATTACTTTTGTTACATAGTCCTCTGAATTTGCAATCGCTTGTTCAATAGATTCTACTCTTTGACTGATTTGTTCTTCCAATTGGTCAAATTTTCTTATATAAACAAGTTTTGTTTCAGCATCGAATGAGTTGATTAAACTGTCTTCAATGTTAAAAGAGAACAACCGTTGTACAACAGTGTCCTCTTTACCTTTAATACCTATATAAATTTGACCTGTAACTTTACCAGGTCTTTCAAGTATGTCATCTGGCAATGTATAAGTTAATATACCATTTAAACCATCTTTTATTTTAACTTCGTCTGATATTTTAAATTTATTAGATGTTAGTACAATTGTTGCTTCGATATTATCAATACCTAATGGAATTGGATCATTGTTACGTGTGACGATAAAGTCCAATACAGAAGTATTGATATCTTGATTGAAAAATCTAACATTCAAATCAGATATAGGCTGATATTGAGCTGTCGTTTCAAGTCTAATTTGTTTTACTTTACTAATACTCATCTTTTATCCCAACCCTTTCGTTTGTCTTCTGTAAATTTGACCATTAGTATCTACATTCCAGTAACCAATCTTAGCCGAATCACTACCATTGATAGAAACTTCTCCATAACCACCGTTATTAAACAATACTGTATTGTTAGCATTGTCAATACGGATAGCAAAAGCTTTATCATCGCCCCAAATCATATTACCCGATACATCTCCTGCATCTAATTCATAACCATATATACCACCACGTCTAACACCGTCTAGGTTATAATCATTTGTGTTTGTGATTGTATTATTTTTAACGAAGAAGTTACGCATATATTGTAAGTAGAAACCATTTTTGCCTGTTACGTTAATGATGTTGTCTGAAATATAAATGTGTCTACATAAAGCTGAATAACCAGGATATGGTGATACTTCATTAATAATCGCCTCTGTCTTAACATTGTTAATGTAATTACTGTTAATAACGATTGTATGACAACCTTTAAGTCTTATACCTCTGTATGCATAGCCTATTGTATTTGTTTTGATATGGACGCTTGCACATAAATCAAGTGCTATTGCTTCTCCCACATCGTTATTATCGGAAACAAAGAAGTTATTAGTGATGTTAATTTCGGTTACACGTGCAGTTAAATCATTGTATTGTTTACCAAAGGCTGTAACACCTTTAGTTTTATAATCTTGGAATACGTTTCCTTCAATTGTATATAACATACCAGTTTGTGGTTGTCCTGAAGGTATACCATTAACATCATTAGCACTAATATCATTACCATTTACAGATGAAATACGAACACCTTCATTACAACGTAGAAACTCATTATTTAAAACTTTTACGTTATTCCACTTATAAGGTCTGATTGCAATATCTTTAATATCTTCAAATACGCAATTTTGTATTTTAAAATTCTTTTGCCAAATGTTATGACGACTTAAATGGTTACCGATCGCAACGCTAAAACTATCTAATATATCCGATTTTCTGAATACACAGTTATCAATAACTACATCTCGTGTCGGTGTGCCATCTTCATAACCTGCACCACCAATACTATCATTTGTATATTCACTTAACTGTATACATTCTTTGTAACCTTTACCGTTTAAGTCAATATACCCTTCAAATATACAATCTCTGATTTTAATATTTCTCGAACCATTAATATCCGTTACATGGAAACTGATCGCATTTCTAAACTTAATATTTGATAGTGTCACATTGTCATTGTGGCGCATTTGTATAAAGTTCATTTCAGTTGTTGGGTACTTACTTAAATTTTCATAGTTACTGTCTAAAGTACCACCTGTGATTTGTACATTATGCACACCTTCATAACCGTGATAAGCATCGTTTTTATGTCCGATATCAAAAAAGCCACCACTCCATCCACGATAGAGTGTGACATTCTTCTCCATTTTGATTTCTGTATTCGAATAAACTGCAACTCTACCATTCATGAGATAGTCACCATTTTTAATGTGTAACACACCACCGTTAGAATCTTTCAACCTATTGAGTGCATGTTGTAATTTAGATGTAATTGGAATTTGCCCCGTCTTATCTGGTAAATACTCGTCAAAATTGATTTCAATAAAACGTTGTTCAACATCATTAATACGATTTGTTAACGCATCATATTGCGCATTCAAACGTTCTGATAAGATAGGATATTCATTCCCATCATTATCAACTCTTGCGTCTTTGACTTCTTTTAAACTATCTTTATCTGAACCTAATACAAGGTTTCTCAATCTACTGTTTTGATATATCAACATATTTTCAACCGTTGTATTACCATGTTTGATTTGAGAACTGTTGTGAGCGTTTTTATCTTTCTCACGATGTGACTGTAAAGCTTTATATAAACCATTAATGCCAATCTCTATTTTTTTAAAGTTACTTATTCCTTCACGTCTATAAGTACCGTCAATCAGTATACTCATGTTTGTTTGTAAATTAATCAAGTTTATCCCTCCTCTACGGGTATCGCACTAAGTTCTCCACCATTATCTACTGTTAATCTAAACTCTCGACCTTCTGGCGACCGTAAAATAATGGCGTCAGTTTGATTTTGGTTAATATGTTCTTCTATTTTTTCGTCTAAGCCAATAATTCCATTTACATGAGTTTGAGGAAATCTAATATCACCTGTTTTAGGATCTATAGGTGTATATATATCAACCACTATTTTATTAGACATCAATAATCACACTCCCAACTATAGGTTCTTCAAATGTACTTTCAATACTGTAAATATTATTAATATTGGAACGACTTAACGCTTTAGTTACATTCGAAATTCTATTTCTTATCAATTCCTGTATTTTTAATATGTCATTTTTCTTGTTTGAAAAACCAACTTCATCAGGTTTATTTACAAATGGATGAAACCTTTTAATACTCACCACTTTTATAGATGTGTTGAATTCCATTGGTTCATGTAAAAACCATATTTCATCACGTTCAGAGATTTTTTCACTATCAATGTAATTAGCTGTAACTTCAACTTCAGGCTCATCATTTAGTTGAGATTTTAATAAGTTTTTCAATTCAGTTTCATTTGTTATTTTATCGTCAAATACATCTGGTGCTTGTCTATGACCGAAAATATCATAATAAGGAGACTTATAATTTGATAAGGTATGATATACATCTTTTCCTTTTAAAACAGCGGTTAAGTTTAATGTAGTAGACTTTTCTGTTCCAACATACATTGTTGGCGCAGTTTTATATTCTTTAACATTTGGGTCGGGTCCTCTATGAACTGCTTTAAATGTATGCCAACCTTTTGATAAATTCTTAGCAATCACTATTTGCTCCGACCTAGCTGTATGACTATAACAACTAAATCTCCCGATGTAGTCCTCGTCTAGGTATACATCTATCAGTCCTCCACGAGATAACTTTTTTAGCGACCATACGAGTGTTTCATTGCCCCACTCGCATTTGAAGGTTTTTTCATAACTGGCACCAGTTTCTTGTGTACGCCATGTTCCTTCTTTGAAAAAAAAACCATTAAACACCAAGTCAGGTGGTTTAATGGGACTATAATTTCTAGTCTCTGTTTTATTTTTCTTTTTTCCATAACCCTCTATATAAGTTTGAAGATTATTTGTATTTACAGTAACACTAACTTCATCATTATTTTGTTTATATCTAATTATTAATTCTGACTTTCTATAAAAACTCGCTTCATCATAGATATATATTTTTTTATTATCTGCGAAGAATATATATCCAAATATCTCTGACCCTTCAATTAAATAATCAATACCATTTTTATCTCCAAGTTCGTCAATTATCTGAGTTCCATTGAAATCACCTATTATTTCATACGAATATCCTAGTTTATTTCCTTTAAATCCAAAATCTAGATAATCTTTTAATGAATATTGTAAGGTTTCTTGATTTTCTTCGTCTGAATTTAATTCTTCATTAACTAAATCTTTACTAACATAATGATTCCTAAATTCATACATAATGTGATGAGCGATTATTTCATTAGTCTGATAATTACCTAACATCTTAGGAGTAGTTGTCTTTATAACGTATTTTTGCCCTTCATATTCTAAAAAACTTTCGTTATGAAGCATGTTATATACATCTCTATTTTTACTCGTCATATAAGCAGTAAATGAAATCGTACGGGCTGCATTTTTCTCATATTCATAATTAAAAGTTTCGTAAAAAAAATCTAATAATAGTTCTGAGTACTCTCCTTTTAAATCAGTTACAATGATATCCATAAGCAACTCCTATCTAAAAATGAATGGGAAAATAAACTCTATTTCAAAGTTTGATATTTCCCCCCACACTTCAAATGTGTTGTATCCTGGCGCTAGTTTTATAATTCCATGATTAGTTTGCCTTCCACATCTCTTTTCGTCTTTATATGCGTATCCACCATCAATTACAAAGCTTTGATTTGCTTTTAATGCACCTTTGTATTCAAATACATCTCCTGTCGCTTTATTTACGAGTTTGAACCCTGTATCAGTTGCTAATTGTATTCTTATTTTCAACTTATGATCATGTCTTGGGTCAATATAGCAGTGACTACCATTGTAAATATCAAACAATGAACGATTATGAATATATTTAATCGTGTTATCTGGTACTAAACCACTTTCAAATTGCCACTTACCATCAATTAAAGAAAATTGATCAGTTTCATATAGTGATTCTGAGTAGCCTTTATAACAAGTAAATTCAATTTTAATATCTCTATGTCTTAAAGTGATATATTCATAAGATATTTTTGGAGTAGGAAGTACAGCATACTTTTTATTTGGCGTGACACTATGAACTACGTAATAAGGTAAAGATCTGAACATTATTCTATCTAATTTTTGTAAAAATAATTCTGCATCCATAGAATCTTCGCCTGTATATCTAAATTCCAAACTAAAAGTGAACTCGTTAAATGTAGATAACATTGGAACAGAACCATCTGTACCCATACGTCTAACAGATTCAGTTTCTCCTTCTACTTGATACTTTTCATATTTAATAAAATCAAAACCGTCAATCTCTGTTAGATTAACGGTTTGTTCAGAATCAAATATAAGCTTTACCCATTTGTTATTACACGACATCTAGTCACCTCCCATTAAATAAGAATTATTTCTCGACATAATGCCTTGTCTAAAATTAACAGATTGAGTAATTTCTTTAGAATCTAAGTACACATTATTGTCTTTATTAGCAATTCTATTTGTATCTCTATTATTAATCGATTGTAATTTATTACCTTCGTTTATAGCAGTAAATATATTTCGTAGTAATTCTGCATCTTCTGAGAATCCAAGCATTTCACCTGTTCTATCCCATATAACTTTACTTCTAGCTTTCATTGAAGGATCATGACTAATTACAGATTCACTAAATCCACCTTCAGCTAACCAAGCTATTTCTGGGGAATTGATTATTCCACCACTTGCATAACCATGACCATGACCAATAACATCTAGTAAACTGCTTCCATATGTTTTACTTGCATAGTTCATTCCTGCCACTAAGTTGTGTACTGGATTCCAAATATCACTCATACCTTTACCTTGATTGGCTTTGAAAGTACCAGGTTTAACTTGCACAAGTCCCATTGCATTTCCATCAGCTAATCCGTCATTACCACCCATTGCTCTAGCATTACCACTTGATTCAGTTTCAATCTGTTTCATCCAAGCGTTAATATATTTCTGAGTTACAGGGAGTTTGGCAATTTTTAAGGCAGTTATGACATTGCTTAACATGCCACCTCCACCACCTTTAGATGGATTATCTTTCGCCCATTTCAATGGGTCAATCGCTTGATTATTACTAGCATAAGAAGTTCCTTTGTTTACTTGCCAGTGAATGTGAGGACCCGAACTATTACCTGTAGAACCAACTTCTCCAAGTTTTTGTCCTTGTTTTACCATATCTCCAGCTTGAACTGATCTTTTATTCATATGCATGAAAATATGCCCCATACCTCCACTTGCAACTTGAACTTCATTACCACCACCGTATGGAGATGACCAGGCTTTAACTACACGTCCTGAAACTGAAGATGGAATTTTAGTACCAGTATTAGCACCGTAATCTAATCCATAGTGACTTGGAGGATTGAACCCTCTAACCCAGTGATAAGCTGGATTATTAGCAAACGGATTGGATCCACCTCCACCACCGTCTGAAGCGTCTACAAACCATTCCATAACTTTTTTCTTCAAGCTATTTTTCAGTTTGTTATAACTGTGTTTTATAATATCTCCATATACAGCTTTGATATCATCAAAATTAACACCAAATTGATTCATGACCGTATCGACTAACTTACTTGGATTTTCAACATAATCCCAAGCATCTAATGCAACTTTACTTCCTTTAGCAACTAGTTCAGCACTCTTTTTAGTCCCGTATGATTTAAAAGCGTTATATCCAGAATCTAAAGATGCCAAACCTACTTGTAGTGCATTTGGTCTCTTTTCTGATTTATGCTTTTTGTGTGGCTTATCACCTGTACCATTATGAAAAGCTGCAATATTTCCATTTTCAATCATACTTTGTGTATTTCTACCGTTGATTACTTCCATTCCTTTTCTCAACGGAAGAACTACATTTCGACCTTTAGGCGCAAATAATGAGCCGTCTTTATCTCTTATTAATTCTTGATGTCCATTACGACCTTTTCCATTGCCTGGTCCTTTATCGTTAACTATTGCTAATGTATCCTCTTGCAACTGACCTTTAGAGTTTGTTTTAACACCATTACTTCCACCAGTACCAGTAGATAATTTTACTTCTGGTATTTCATTTTTTATAAGCTTTTTATTCATTATCTTATCCGATAAGGTATTGATACCTTTAATCATTGCGTTTAAACCTTTGATTGCACCATTAGCAACTCCTGCACCAACTTTTTTAGCAATCGATTTGAAGCCACTCACTGAGTCAGATAAGAAGTTTTTAAGTTTATCTATCCATGACTTACCTTTGTCGTACATGCCTTTGAAACCATCCACAACATTATCTCTTGCACCATGTGCTAAACTTGTCACTCTCTTTTTAATATTTCCAAAGATATTCTTTGCACTTTCTAACAATCTTCCGAATATTTCTCTAGAACTTTTAGACATTCCTGAGAACTTATTACGTACGTTAGTCCAAATATTTTGTGCTAAATCAGTAATGAAGTTTTTCAATTTCGTCCATAAATCACGGGCATTTTTAGATAAATTACTAAAAATACTTCTCGTAGATTTACTTAATCCAGTAAACTTATTGCGAATATTGTCCCATATTGACTGACCTAATGAAGTAATTTTATTTTTCAATGAAGTCCACAAATTCTTACACCAATCGGATAAATTCGTGAAAATTCCACGTACCGATTTATTTAAACCAGTAAATTTAGTTCGGACGGAATTCCAAATTGATTGTGCAGTTTTTCCGATGAAGTTTCTTATGAACGTCCAACCTTTAGAAACTACTCCACGTAATAAACCTAGTCCTACTTTCACTGCTTTAAGTATCTTACCTACAAACCATAATTGAACTAAATTCCACGCGAATACTACTGCACCTTTTAGTATTTGAACGATACCCTGCCAAACGCCTTTCCAATTACCAGTAAGTAATGAAGAAAATACTTTAATGATACCGAGTATGATATTTGTCGCGCCTTGTATCACGCCTTTGATATTGTTCCATACAGAAACGACTAGCATTTTTATAGCTGGCCATAATAATTTCATCAAATTCCATATCAATGTCATAATCGGTTTGATTACATATGACCAAATAAAATTAAAGACTGTTGATATAACGTTACCTATGGTTTTGACAGCTTGCGTTATTTCAGCACCATTCTTAGACCAAAACGCACTAATTTGTGATCCAATTGAAACTGCAAAGTTTTTAACCGCAGTCACTACTTGGAAGAATATTGTTTTAACTTTTGTTGCAAAGTTAGTAAGTCCTACCACTACATTAGGTGGTAATATCTTACTTAATGTGATAACGCCATCTTGACCATTTCCTTTAAACAATTGGAAGAAACCTTTGATGATATTACCTATTGTTATAAATGTTTGTTTAACGCCATTAAGCGCAGCATTAACGATATTTCTGAATGTTTCTGATTTCTTATATGCAACGACAAATGCAGTTCCTAATGCTATGACTCCTAATGTTATCCATCCAACAGGTCCAGTAAGCGTTCCTAGTATTGCGCCTAATTTAGGGAATACTTTAGTAATACCGATTATTGCACCTTCTGAACTTTTAGCAGCAGTACTAAATTTAGCAAAGAATTTTAAGAACTTGCCAAATGGTCCAAATATAGCGCCAATTATTCCAGTTAACTTACTAAATATCATTAAGACAGGACCAAGCCCGATAAGTATCAATGTACTCCATTGCATAATACTTGCTATCAGTTTTTGAGTACTCTTATCTAAACTGTTATACCAATTAACAATACCTTTGATACCGTTAACGACTTTATCAAGCACTTGACCTAGTGTTTCTCCCCACTTAGCGGCAGAACCTTCCATTCCGTCAATAGCAGTAGTTAGATCATTCATTAAAGGTTTCATCTTACTGAAGAAACCTCCACCTTTACCACCAGCATCTAAGAAACTAGCACCAAGTCGTCCAACTGCTGCCCACATATTAGCAAGAGAAGCAGTAAAGGACTTTTGTCCCATTTTTTTAGCTGCGCCACCGATATTTGTTTCGATAGCATTTAAGAACATCTTACTTGAAATTTCTCCGTCACTTGCCATTTTAAATACTTCATCAGCAGTAACGCCTGCTTCCTTAGCAATCCATTGATAAATAGGTATACCACGTTCAGAAAGTTGTTGTAACTCTCCGTTATAAGCTTTGTTCGAAGTTTGGACTTTGTTAATAATAGAACCCATTTCGCCCATGCTTGAACCAGCTATAGCAGCAGCATCGCCTGTTAAACTTAAATATCTAGTAAGTTCTTTACCTGGTTTGATTCCAGCTGCAACTGCACTAGATGCTGTTGTCGCAGCTTCACCTAATCCGAATGATGTGCCTTTAACTGATTCTAAGGCGTTATCCATGATTTTTTGAACACTTTCACTACTATGTCCTAAACCATCTAACTTAGCTTTAGCGTTATCAATCTCAACTAAACGCCCAAAACCTTTACCAATAGTTATACTCGCTAAAGCACCACCAGCAATCATTGCAGGCTTTGTAATTTTATTTGTAAGATTACTGCCTACTTCTTCTGATTTTTTAGATATATTAGTAAAAGTTGAACCAACCTTTTCAAAACCTTCTCCCGTTTTGAATACTCTATTCATGCCACGAGTCATATTCTTTTCGATATTTCTTGCTGCACGATCAGATGCTTTTTCAATATCGTTGAGACGATTAGCAATAGCAGTAAATGCCGAATCCATGCCGCTTTGATTGGCGCTAAATTTGGCTTGCAACTCCTTAATAGTTGCCATAAGACCCCTCCCTTCTTTTATTTATTTTTTAATTTACATATTTTGTTCAGCACGTTTTCTAGCTTCAATTTTCTTTTGAACTCTTTCGTTCCATTGATATTTCTTTTTAGGACTTGAAGATTTTTCAACTTTCTTTTTAGGCTGAATATCTTTCAAGAACTTCTTAACATTTTTCATATCGTCTCTCGACTGAGGATTACTATTTAGCATTGCGATGAAATTCATATAGTAATCTGCTTGCTCTTTCTCTGCTTTGCGTTCTTCGTTTTCGAAATGTGTCATTAAATAAGCTAGTAACTCACTAAAAGGAGTGCTAAGAACTTCATCACGCCCTCCGAGTTCTTTACTTAACTTGTATATGACGACTTCTTCTAATTCGATGTCGCTGGCATTACTTCGTCCGTCGTTTGTTCCTTCTTCGGAAACAGAACTGCCAACACCATTGAGAAGGAATCTTTTGACTTTTTTAATCGTTCGATTAATTTCGGAATATCATTAACTTCGATTACTGCATCTATAATGTCTAAGAACGTATAAACGTTTTGTTGACCAATTACATCAGCATTGATGTTAGATGCTTGAGAAATTAAGTTTTGTAATGAATCTGGTGCGTTTTCTAACACGATTTCAAAAGAACCTAATACATCTTTAAAGAATTGAGCGCCTGCTCGTTTGAACGCCTCTGAACCGTCATATTGAAAGACACTAACTTTATCAATATCACCTTTAGCATTTTCGATTGCTTCTTCATAAAGTCTTCTATTCTCTTCATTGATTTCATTACGCTTAGCGAAGAATGTATCTAATGCACTTTTTAAGTGGTCGTTTGTATTAATATCTTTAACTAATTTATTTAATTCTTTTGATACTCTCTTAATTTGAAAAATATTCATCTCTTTAATCTCAACTTTTTCAGTTACTAACTTGTTACCTTCATATGTTTTGATTTCTACTTGTGCCATGTGTCATTTCTCCTTTGATATATAAATTAAAAAACAAATAAAAAAGAGTGAGGTTATCCCTCACTCTACTTACCCTGCTGGTACTTCTTCTGCGCCTTCTACTAGTTCATCTGGATCTTGTCCGATGTAGAAGTAGTTATTCGGTTTATTGGCATCTGCGCAGTCTTTAGGGAACATTGCAAATTCCATTTCGTAGTTACCTTGTTCATTCGCAAATGATTTTGTCATACCACTAGAATTTGCAATTTTATGAATGAAGATATCTTCTGAAGTGTCATCTCCCATTTGTCTTGGGTGAATTCTTAGTGTTCTAGCACCTTCTCTAAGTGATGCTCCGATTGGTGCATCTGTAACTGAAACGACTTTACCGTCCTTTGTTAAAGCAATAGTTCCACTTAATGTTTTACTAATTAAATCTAAAGTTGCTTTCATTGCAACGATTGTTACAGTACCGTTCCAACCAACCACTACTTGGTCGTAGTTTGTATTACCGAAGTCTGGTGAATTAATGTCTTCTAATTCTGGCTCTAATTGAACTTCTCCACCATCACCTTGTAATAAAGAACCATCTTCACACATTTTTCCGTCAAATCTCGTTTCAGTTGGTAGACCTTCATCAAAAATAAAGTCTGCCATACCAAATTCATAACTGATTTTTTCTTCTGGCATTATAATTCCTCCTTAAATTTGGGTATTAAAAAAGCACTTATTCGCAATATGGCAAAATAAGTGCTAAAAAATTTATTGTGTAGATCATATTGTCACTTTCTACACCCACTCTAATTGGTGGCGATTCTGCATAAATGTATTGAATAAAGTGTTTATCTGTTCTGATTAAACGACCGTCTTCTAATATTGGGACTTCCATTACTCTATTCTCTATTCCATGAATAGCTTTGTAAGTATCGAAAGCCCTATTTGCTGCTTTATCAAAGCTTCGACTCCTTATTTCAACTTGATAATTCATCAAGTGCGATTTCATATCACTTCTATCTGGTGGATAACCACCTTCGTAATAAACAACACCGAACTCTGATTGTGCAGTACGATAATCAACTGTCCACTCTAAGTCAGGTATTCTATCCTGTAATAATTTTTTAATAGCGCGTTGAATCATCTAACTGCCTCCTTCAAATAAACGTTCTAACGCTCGTTCCATTGCTTTTTCGAAATGTTGGTCAGTTAATATGACGGCGTGTTGTAGAAATTTACGACCTGGTTGATATCCTTTAACATTAGGTTTTTGACGGGTACCTGTACCACGTCCTCTTATATAATAATTTGGATATTTAACACCACGTTCATATTTATCTCCAACTGCTCTAACGTTGTTTAACTCATGGACATATGTTGCATATTCCATATTTGTACCAACATAGACGACAAATGACCGCCCTTCAACTGTAGCTTGTGTTGAATGAATACTATTCTCTAAATCTCCACTATCACGTGGTGAAAGTGCTTTAGCATATTCTTCACAAGTCAAACCGATTTTGTCCATTTCATCTAGCAAAATGAGGTTGAAACGTTTATTCATTGTTTTAAACTCTTGTTGTAATTCTCGAAGTCCTGTCCATTCAATTTTTAAACTGAGTCCTTCCATCTACATATAAACCTTAATAAAATATGGTTTTCCTGTAATATCTTGCCCGTATTCAAGCTTTTTAACTTGTCCTAATACTTTTGTATGGTTAGGAGTTATATGCTCAATACGAGCGTTTAAATCGATATTTGAAACAGTATCAGATATAGGAATGTAAACTTGAGTAACTGATGTGTATTCTTCACCGTTAGCATTATAGATATTTTGAATACCATATCTAACGTGCGATTTAGTTACTAACTTTTCAGTTAATGGTTTACCATAATCATCTTTTGTCTGATTACCGTTCAAATCAACCGTTGGCACAATTACATTAACTTTATCCCTGTATATAATCATATTAATCTCCCAATATGACCTACTGATTTAGTTTGTATTTGTTGGTTGATTAGGAAAAGCACATATGGATCAAGTAGATTATCAGACATCGTTACGCTAGCATCATTAATTTTTTGTGTTTCTACACCTTGTCTTTTCAACATAGCGTAACCATTGGACTCTCCTTCGAGTTTGTACAACATTTGTTTAACAATCATTCGTTCAGAGATTACTACTTTTGGATATAATGAATGAATATCTTCGTAAGAATCAAAAATGTTTTGTTCTAATTCTTGGGGTCCCATACCTTCTAACAATGGATTAGAAGGTATTTTCTCAATGTATTCAATTACTTTTTCAGTATCCAACATATATCATCACCTACTCGCTAGGTTCTTCAATACGTTCGAAATAAGGACCTGTTCCTTTGAATTTCTTTTGTTTATCAATGTTTGTTTCAATTTCTTGTACACGCTTAACAGTTAGTTCAACTTCTTCGCCTGGTTCGAAACGTTTATTTTCTTTCTTACCATCAACTTGTTTAAGCACTTTAAATTTCGCCATTGATTTAACCTCCTTATTTATTTTAGAAAGTTAAAATTAACCTTCAGGAACTTCTTCAGTGTCAGCCTGCTCATTTGCAGTGATGATAGAAATACCTTTGATATTTTTCAATACAGGCATTGCTACTTCTCCGACAATTGTTTTCTCTCCAACTGGATCTTGAGATACAACTGAAACAACATACTTACCATTTGCGAAGTTATTATCAGCAGCTGGACCACTTAATGTATTACCTAAGTTTGCAGCATGTAATACGACTACATCATCGTCTAAATGTTTCTTAACAATATCTCCAGTGATACCTTCAATGATTGTTTGAGCATCGTCAATTTCAACTTTAGGTAATCCAATGTCTGTTAATAAAGTATCTAAATCAGATTGACGAACGATTTTGTTTCCAGCCTCTGAACCATATAAGTCAGTAGAAACATTAGGATTACGTTTAATCTTCGCTAATGTTTTAGAGTTCATAACAACATAAGCTGGCGCTTGACCATTGTTACGCTCTTTGTATTTTTCAACTTCATTCATTAATACTTCTAAAGGATTAACATCAGCACGAGAGAAATCTCCTGCTGTTGTTTTAGCTTCATCTGGTAAATCTAAATCAAATTGAATTTTCACTTCTGATTTTGGATCTTCATAATCAAACACACCACGGTAAACCATGTTTGCTCTAATTAACTCTTTAGTATCTTCAATACCTTCAGATAAATCAGCGATTGATAATAAAGCATTTTGAACTAAAGCATCTTGTTCAGCACTGTTACGTGAGTTTTTGTAACGATACATTTCTTCTTCTGTGTAGTGGTAAGCATGAGCGATTTTAGAAAGCTTAGCCAATACTTGTTGGATATCACCTTTCTTACGTAACGGTGTAGCAGCATCAAATCCAATAATAGAACCTGCTTTAATTCCAGTTGAATCAATAACGTTATACGCTACGTTAATATCAAATACTTGTTCAGTAGGAAAAGCATTTGATAAACGTCTTGAAGATTGAGCAGGAGCATTTTCAATAAATGCTTGTAATGTAGGTGTTTGTAAATTTTCATGTTCAGTAATTAATACCATTAATATTTCCTCCTTTTGTTTTCCAAATAATTTTATCTATCGTAAGCAATAAATCCTTGAGTAGCTTTTTTGAAATTGTTTGTTACACCTGTTAATAGTTCTTCATAAACAGATGCTTTACGTAATGCTGATACTTCTTCATTAACTTGAATATCATCGATTTTAACTGCATGTCCTGTTAACACTGGTGCAGTCATTGTCTCAGGCGTTGAAGCTTGAACTAACTCAAACAAATCTGATTCAGTGTTTTTAAATACTGCTGTTCCACCTTTGATAACTTGACCTTCTGTTAATTTAGATGAATCTAAAGTGATGTTTCCAACAGTCCACTCAAGATTTTTAGCATCTCTTAAAAATTCTGGTTGTTCATTTTCGAATTGAACTTTCTTTGGTTTTAAACTCATTCTTTATTCCTCCTTTTGTTTTCCGAATAATTCATTTGCTAAGTCTCTACCACGCTTTGAATAGTCAACCTTTTGCTTACCATTGCCACTTTGTACACCAGACTTATAATTATTGTTTGCTGGTGGCGTATCTTCTTCCTCTGAACCACCTTCATCTTTTGAAGTGTTAGTTTGATTGAATAAGTAAGATTTTGTTTCACGTAATTCATTCATGACCTCATTAAAGTTTGTGATGTCTCCACTTTCTTCATCACGATTAAACTTTTCTTTATCAATAAATAAAAATACATCGTCTGGATCATAAGCATCTTTAGATACTTCTTTTAGGATTTTCTTATCTAATTCGTTAGATGCTACTTGAACTTTAAAGTCTTTGATTTGTTCTTGAAGTTCTTTATTAGTTCCTTCAAGCTTGTCATAATCATTCGCTTTCTTTTCAAGTGTTGTAATCTGTTTAGATAAGGTTTCTTTTTCTGTTTCTAAAGATTTGATTTCTGTATCTTTATCGCTCAACTGTGACTTGATGTCTTGAATATCCTTACCGTTTTCAGCCATTACTTTTTCAATTTGTTCATCGGATAATTCTAAAGCTTTAAGTGTTTCTCTATTCATATTTATTCTCTCCTTACGTTTTGATAACGATGTCCGACACCGATTGGATTAGTACAATAACGCTTGTACATGCGACATCGTCTTTTAATGACTTACGAACAGGTCAAACGGAATACCACCGTTATGAGATACGTTTAGATCACTTCCTTATGATTAGATAAACGCACAAAAATAACCGGCAATCTCACGACTGTCGGTTTAGTTGTTAAACATTATTCATTTACTGATTATTTATTTATTTCATACAATAATTCATCTTCTACATAACAATTATCATAGTTTGTTTCAAATGCTTTATTGTAGTGAGTAAGAACAAAATGAGCAATATCTTTGAGTTCTTTTTTAGTCAAACCTTCAGTGTTAACTTGACCTAACTCTTTAATGTGACCGTTAATTTTGGTATAAAATCTTGTATATCCCTCTCTCAATTCATGGGAAACAATCCATTGAACAATTTTATAATCATCTTCATCTTTCATGCTCGATACATTATCTTGTAACTTATGTTTTATATCGTTGTATGTCATATTAATACTTAATTCATGTTGTCTGTATGCTGCTCGGTTATATAAGCTTCTATCTTTGTCATCTGATTGGACTACATCAACCTCACAGGTATCTAAATGATTATCTTTATTATCTTGATAGAACTCAATAAATGTTTTAATTGCATTAAGGAAATGAACATCTTCTCCCCACTTATCAATGATTATCTTATCTTTAGTTTGTTCAATCATATCCTTCACCCTTTCATTTCTTGTCTAGCAACTCTTAACTTCTGTTTCATCTTTACATAACCAGTACTATTAGAACGTTTCATTCTTCGATAAGCACCTAATGTCTTAGGAGCATCATCACCTAATATCGCTTTAATACTGTTATATGTTTTCATTTCTTGTCTTGCTTTACGTTTTAATTGTTGATCATGTTCATAACTTTCTCTTTGCTTTTTAGTACGAGGGTCAAGATTAGGATTAAAGTCTTTACCTTTAGCAATGTATTTATTAATTTCACTTTCTGTTTTGAAGTCAGCTACAAAAGGTCTAACCATACACTTGCAGTTTGGATGAACTGGAATGACATCACGAACATCTAATTGTGGGAATCTTGTATCTTTACCACTTATTGAAAACACTCTGTCTTGGTATTTAGCACATTCACTGCATGTGTTTAAATTGCCTGTAACGTACACTAAGTCATTGCTAGTCTCTAAGTAATGATTAACATGTGCGTGCGTTCTAGCAGTGCTTATTTTCGTTCTTACGACTGTTTCTGTGTAGAAGTCTAAAGGTAATAACTTATTATCAATTGTTCTAAATGATTTCATACCACCCTTAACAAAAGAATCAGACACCCGTTGAATTATCTTCCTACGATTTTGACCGTATAAGATACCTCTTGAAATGTCTGATTGAACTTCTAATAACGTTTGATTAATTGTTGAAACTGTAGTGACAAACGCTTGCCTAAGTGCTGCTTGTAAATCCAGCATTGTATCACTTGTGATAGTCGCTAATGCACTTTTATGAACTTGTGAATTAAGTTCGTTTGATAAAGCTATACCTTGCTTACTTAATTCTTTCGTTGCGATGTTCAACTCTGATTCATATACTTTTGCAAGTTCGGGTTCGACAAACTCAAGAACATCAGTGCCGAATTGTTGAATCAAGTTTTCAATGTTTCTAAACATAATCTGTTTATCTTGATTGCTTAACAAATCAACTTCTTGAATTAACTTAAGTATTTCATTTTGCAAGAACTCAACTGTAGGCTTTATTTGTTCAATCTTCACTCAATCACCTACTCCATTCCTTTTACTTCTTCATCAACTGGATTAGTTTCTTCCTCATCTTCTTTGTTGTCATTGAAGTTTAATCCTGTCATGTTACCTCTTAACAATGACATGCTATCTTGTGATGTTCGTTCAGCTTCGATCTTTTCTACTTCTTCCATTATCCATTCTTCTGACTTATCTGGATTATTGTTACGAACTGTTTGTTCAAGTGATTGTGTACCAGCTGCATAACTTTGATTGTTTAATGTTGAAGTTTCTTTTGAAGTAACAGGCATCATATCTTTTTGAACAATGATAGGTTTCTCAATGATGATGTCGCTATTAATCTGATTAAGTAACCACATACAGTTCTCAACGCCTTGTTGAATGAATTCGATATATTCATCTCGCATTTGTTCAGCTTTCATTATCGATAAGAATAAATCATAAAACTTAGCAGTACCAGATTGTGCTTGAGCGCCTTCCGACGTGAAGAAATCAATTGCCTTCTCACTTGTTTGTGTTTCCATTAACATCATCTTGATAACATCTTTCACATAGGTAATATCACCAATCTTTGAAATATCAATTTGATGTATTTCCAATGACTTACCAGATTCATCAATTGTCGTAACTTCTAAATCACGATGATCAAACTTATCTTCAACACCATAACGTTGCCTAGAAACATCTATTAAACGTTCCATTACTTCTTTTGAAACAGATATTCTAGGTTTGCCATTACGCTCGAAGATTTGTGCTGTTCTCGTCATTGTCCAGTTCACTTCGTCTTGCTTACCTTCTTGCCCCATTAGGACACTTCTACCGTATCTATTCATGAACGTTGGACTGTAAGGTAGGTAAACAAATAACGTACGCTTACGACCTTTTAAAATGTAATTACGTTGGTCTCTTTCAAGTTTAGTTATATCAAATATAATTTCTTCATCTTCAACTATTTGTAAGTCTCCGTTGTCGTCCATATGATAAACTGTATGACTGCCTGTTAATTCGTCTTCTCCTTCAACTTCTTCATGAACATGTACATACTTGTCATCGCCACGTTCTACGATATAGCGAAGTTGATACGTCTTACCGTCTTCTAGTTCGTAATAAACGTTACGTTCTTTAAACGATAACTTTACTTGCCCGTTAATCACTTCAGGTACAGCTACAATGCCACCGTCTATTTGCCATTGCTTGATATTCATTCCGTGATGTTTATTGAAGTTTGAATTCACTTCAATTTGGTCTAATGTTTCTTGTTGCAGATCGAATAGTTCTCCGTTTAAGGTATCATCTTGAGTTCCTTCAATATGATTATCTTCTGTGTTAAAGTCATCATCATCTTCAATCTCATTGATTGGGTAGTTCGTTTGAAGTTTACCCATTGACCTCGTAATAAACAGTGTAGGTATATCTACAATCATTTTAGATATATTCACTACAATGTATGGCGTTTGAACATTCTGTGCTTTAACATCGCCATATTCAATACGGTCGATAATTTCACCCTGTTCAATCAATGCTTTCGCTCTATCGAACAACTTCGAATGACGACCGTCATATAAGTCTCTATATAAAAACATATCACCATGTGTTTCAGTTATTTCTTCTTGCGTGAATGATTTCAACTCTGCCATTGTCTACCTCCTTATCCTTACCACATTGTTCTAGATGAAATGACTGCCTTAGGTTTCTTCTTCATGTCTTCACTAAAGGCATATCTAGTAGCATCTATTGTGTGGTTGTCTTTATCTTCTAATCTTGGTTTAGGATTACCGTCTTTATCTGTTTCATAATCGATGTTCTCGAATTCTTTTGCAATGTTTGGTGTGCGCTTTGGGTCAATGATTATTGCATCTAAATCATCAAGCCATTGTTCGCCATATTCAACACTGTCTGGACCCTTCTTCACACCTTTAATTCGTTTAATACCATGTTCATTTTTTAACTCGTCAATACTTTTAGGTTCAGCACTATCAGCGAATATCTCATCAGACATATATTTCTTTCGTGTTAACCATTTAGCCAACTCTCTATTAGATATCTTCTGACCATAGTATTCATCAACTGCATATATAACATTTTTCTTTATGTCATAATGCCAACGAACAAAAGCTAATGGATCAGTAGCATAACCAAAATCGACTGCACTTCGAATGTTATCGAATGAGTTATATAATTCATCAGGTATCGTTTCAATTTGTAAGTTGTCGAATGGAACAACACCACTACCGATTGCTTCACCTAGATACTCCCACCGATATCTCATTTCACTTTTTTGTTTAGTTGCCTCTGCTTCTTCAACAAACTGTTTCGATATGTGTTGGTTATCTTTGTAAGTACTGTGATGTACAAAAGTATTATCTGGTTGAATAGATGATTCATACTTTTTATTAACCCATGACTGTTTTCTCTTTGGTGGGTTGTAACTATAAAAGAATTTATAAAAAAGACCATCGTCCAACTCTCCACGTAAAAGTGAGTTAGTAATGATCTTTACTTCATCTTCTGTTTTAAACTCTGCTAATTCTTCTATCCAACCAATAGCGAATGGGAAGTTAGCATCTTTCAATGATTTAATTCTTTCTGGGTCTTTAGCACCTCTAAAAGCAATATAATTACCTCTAGGAATATAAGTAATCCTCATAGGCGATTTAGTTACTTTAAACAAGTGTGAAACACCTTGATGACTAATAGCCCACTTCAATTGTTCGTATATTGATAATTCAATTGTGTTATCTACTTTACGTATACAAACTGCGTTAACTGGATATCTCATAATCAGTTGAACAATAATGATTGCTAGATCAGTTGATTTACCACTACCACGACCACCTTTTTCCACGATGTGCAATATATTAGGGTCTTTAGCTGCTTTCCATGACTTGTGAAATTCCACAGGTAATAGTTCTGATAGTTTCTTTATGTTTATCATTCTATATCATCTACAAACGTAACGGCGCCACTATGTTCCACCTCTTGCTTTTCAGTCCACATAGCGTAACGTTTACCTAGTAATTCAGCAGCTTTAGTTCTAGCAACTATATCAGCACGTTTTTCGTGTCTTTCAACTTCACTCATGAAATCGCCAGTTGGAACTAACATTAATTCTTCATCTGTCATTTTACCTCGCATAACTGACGTGAGGTATTGAAGTATTTCATCTTGTTCTGCAATACTTTCTTTTTTCAATTCTTCAAGTCTTGCATCAATATAAGATTTAATATTAGGTTTTCTTAGGTTTTCACTACCAATTGCATTTGCTGTTTTCGGACTATAACCTGCGTTAATAGCTGACTGATATATATTGCCTGTTCTGATATACTCATCTGCAAACAACTGTTGTTTTCTTGTTAACTTCATTTCATCTACCACCAACTCTCACGATAATCTCATTCATTTATTTTAATTCCTTAACTTTAAACACTTTCATAATCACTAAATGCATATGTGCTTGAATATAAAAAATAGAGTTAATCACATATTTGAATTTCTTCATGTAATCAACTCTACTTCTATATCGTAATCTTTTTCACCTTTAATAACTGGATTATAATCAATTAATACTTTGCTTACGTTAGCATTGTTCGTTAATCTCTTAATCATTGCTATCAAGTGACAATCATTATTTACTTTTCTAATGCCTTTTAAAGTTCCGTTGGCGACTACCATTACTTTCATATGTTCAACTCCAAATAAAAAACCATCTAGAATTAACTAGACGGTTTATCTTCATAACATTCATATGCAAAAGGTTGTAAGATTTTTAGATTTTCATCTCGTACTTTTAAGGCTTTTTCTAATGTATCGTGTCTACCTAGATACTTACCTTTAATCTGTACTTCATACTTCTTACCTCGCATGCTTATATTTCTATGTCCTGATGTGTTTCGTTTATTACCAAATATACTAATATTTTGTGTATTTTGACCTTTAGTTACAATTCTCAAATTTCGTCGTCGATTATCTGTTACATCTCTATTGATGTGGTCAACTAATAAATGCTTTTTGGGTTTCATTAAAAATCTTTGCATAGATATTTGCGACGTCTGACCATTCTTTCTAAAGTTAGCATATGCATAACCGTCAGACTTTCTATGCCATGTACCCTTATATGCATTCACAAAATCAAACGCATCTCTATCGATTGTATAATCATATTCTTCCCCTAAATAAATCACTTTAATTACAATTGTGTTTTCTTTTACCTCATATGCATTTTTCATAAAATACACCATCCTTATTATTTTTAGGACGGACGTTATTTTATCGCTCTACACATTTTCCATAAATTCTATATCCCTATATAAATAATTAAAGCCGAAGGCGATGATAAAACTGTCCAAACTATACAGTTTGTCCTATTTAAGTTTCCTCACCGACCCGCCTTTAATTTTACAACTTATTTTTGCTTTTACAAAATATCGTGTCAAACGGTATCAATTGGTGCAAATGGTATCATTGGAACATTAATGATGTTTAACAATATCATCTGCTATTTTATCGAATATTTTATATTGATCGCGTTTGTTTACGCCTGTAATTTCATGTATACGTTTTAAAGACTTACCGTCCATTCTTAACTCTAACACCAACTCTTCTGTTTCATCATTCATAAATTGTTTTGCCATTTGTACAGGTCTTAATTTAAGTCCTAACTTCTCACACATTCTATCTTTCTTCATTCTGCGTTCAATCTCATATAGAAAAGGAGTAGTATTTACATCGTTACTTTTAGATAAAGTGGCTTCAATTCCGTACTGTGATATGTTTGCGCCTTTTATCAAATCTCCATATTCTTCGATATATCTTATTAGCTGGTTAGAATTACTGTGATAATTATGAATTAATTCAAGTGCTTTCTTTCTTGATTCTATCTTTAATAACATTGGTTTAGTCGAATAAGTCATGTGTTCAATTCCTCCGATTGGTTTAGTTTTCGATGTGGTCAACATCGGTTAAATAGTCGAAAATTACGCCATTACCACTCCTAACTAATTCAGAATTTTCTTCAAACCATTCGTACGGAATACTTTTACGTTCATGTTGTTTCTTAAAATCATTAAACTGGTCAATGTTTAACTTGAAACATGTGTCATTAAATCTAAATAGTACGAGTAGAAAAGCTTCAGCACCCATTCGTTTAGTATCGGTCAAATACTTAACTTGATGATCACTCACATTTTTCAAAGGTAAATTCTTAATTTTAACTTCTTTCGTATCAAAGGCTATGTACCTACCTTTGTTGTTGCAGCCAACAAAATCAACTGTACTCTTTTCTTGATAGCGCGCTTTACCTGTCCTAGTGTTAAAACTTATCGGCGTTGCTACTTTATCGATTATTGCTATTCCTTTGTGTTTATACACACGATTGATATTGCCTATTACTGTTTCAAACCACTTTCCTCGATTAGCTTGTTTTCTGTTCAATTTTTCAGCTCCTTTTATTTATATAGCATTCTTAACCTCCAAATTGTATAATGTAACAAAAAGGAGATTGTAATGTTCTATAACTATGATTCAATAAAAAATAAAATAAAAAAGAATAACGATGTTATATTAAATAATTTCAAAAATGCCACATCTAATTTAAATAGTTCAAATTATTTCCTCTCTCAAAAAGGAAGAGAAATTGAGAATATGATTAATGTCGTTGAACTTCCTAAATTCAGTCAAATAGTAAGAATTCCACCCTATACATTTCCATCAAGTTCTCTAGTTTATGAACCACCTAAAGTCAATATTCCTAAAATTGATATGACAAATTTGAATTTTGATATAAAATCTTCTTTATCAATAAATATGAACAATTATAATTACAATATTCCTAAAAATATTATTGCAAATATAACCGATACAACCTTGATAAATAATGTTGCTGACCATAATAAATCCATTAAAACTTTGCTTAATAATATAAGAACCGATTATATAAAATCAATTGGTTCAATAGCTATAAAAGAGTTAAAGCCATATGATTCTGAGTTAAATAGAAAATTACCTACACTAAACACAAATAAAGAAAATGTATATGGATTATTGAGTGATCTGTTTATTATGGTTTTAGAAAATTATATTGTTGAATTAACTCATCAAGATATGGCGCCACTAGCTTTGATATTGTTTAAATGGGGATTGATTATACTGTTTTTTAGTGAAGACTAGTCACCTGTGGTTAGACTTCACTGTCCATCACTCCTCCATTCCTATAATCACTAACGCAATAACTATAACTGCGAATAGTATTAATCCGAATGTCATAAGAAACTACCTATCATTAATCCGATTATCGCGCCATTTACTAAACCTAATAATGCCGACTTTATAATTAAGCCTTTCATATACTTAATAGTAAATTCTTGCATTTCATCATCATGCTTCTTCATTATTTTTCTATAACCGTTATGCATATCTTCCATAATTTTATCTACTTGCTCTTGAGTGTATGTTTTCATTCAACATCGCCCCATTCCTGTGAACCACGGCTCGTTATCTTTATAAGCTTGTGTTTCTTCATAATCGATTGGTGCTTCAACTGTGTCATTCACGCTTGCATACTTATATGAACGCTTAACGTATATGAATAATGCAAGTGTGCTTAGTAATAATGTGATTAGTAGTTTCATTGTGTGTCCTCCAATAATGTTAATAGTCTATTTATATCACTCGGTTTATGCCCATCCCATTTGGGTGCATTATCTAATTCCGCAACATTAAAGTAGCCCCAATAATTTTTATGATAATGATATGAGTAATCTCCTGTTTCAGTTGTGATACCTACTATGAAATAATCTTTAAACATAGTTCCGTCATCATTTTTTAAAGACTTCCACGCTTTATCTTTATATGTGTTGCATATTACTGAGAAAAGTATTGCTCTATGATGATATAATTCATCGAATGTATGGGAACCATCGCTAATATTAGATTTGTCTTGTAATTTATCAATATAGTCATTTATTGTTTTCACTGATTCCATAACTTATTCCTCCCCTAGTAAGTGTGGGTGTTCAAATTTGTTACCTACTACTTCTACTTCGTGATTACTAAACGCTAATACTTGACCACCTCTGTAGTTATCCATACGCCATTCTCCACTTCTAGCTTGAATAATTTCGAAGTAAGCATTACTTATAAATGGATTAGGTACAAGTTCATGTTTGACTATATCTCCCTCAAATATTTCTTTACCGTTCTTGTCGAATAGTCCTGTTGATTGAAGTAGTTCAATATCCACAAAATTATCTACTTCAGTATATTTTCCATTCACCCATACAATCTCTTTATACTTATAATTAATTTCTTGAACATCAACAATCTTCTTGTGCATGTTTAAATATGCTCTAAACTTCGGTGTCATCTTCCCAACACTTCCTTTACCTTATCTAAAATATCTTTATTTTTAACCGCCTCGATTTCGACACGTTTAATATCCACTTGATCCAAAACCGTTTGTTCCTCTTTCGCTTTCACTTTCAAACTCCTCTACTACATTTACTTCTGGTGTTACAATAGGTACGATAACCAATTGGGCTATTTTGTCGCCTTTGTTGATTTGGTAACGATTATTAAATTCAAATGGTTTAATATCTATTTCATTGATAAATTGTTCTATCATTTCTCCATTTAAATCAAAATCTTGAATATTTACTGTTCTAAAATGTTGTTCATCATTCTTAACATTAATCTTCATATGACCGTTATATCCTGCATCTATCTTGCCTGTTTCAACGACTAAATGCGTCTTGCTACTTACACCACTTCTACTAGTTAATAAGCCCACATAACCCTCTGGAATGTCTACTGCTATATCCGTAGCAAGTATTATCTTTTCTTGTGGCTCAATCACTACTGTTTCTGCTGCGTATATATCAAGTCCTGCACTCACACCGTATGCCCTAGTTGGAATTGTTGCGTTGTCTGATAGTAATTTGATGTTTAGGTTGTTCATTACTCCACCAGTCCTTTTTCTTTAGTCCAGATTAGTGTCATTGTTTTGTCATCGTTCAAGATATAAAATGCTTCTGAATCAAAATCTTTTTGTTCATTTATTGATGAACCATTACATTGAAAGAAATCTGTACAATGACCATCGTTACCAAGTTCAACCAACCCCTTTATTTCCGTATCCTCTGTGATTTCTTCTTCAATCTCAACTGTGAAAGTAACATCACTGCTAATAAAGTTGTCGGCGATAAAACGTCCCATATCTTCAAAATTTGCTGTAACTTTATCATCATTACTTATAAAACTTCTTTCCTTAATTTCATTCTTCCAACCCCACTAAATCAACTCTGGTAAATTCATTTCTTTCTTTGTTTTTATTGTTGGCATCAAATCACATCCCATATATCAAGTTGTAGTCCTAACTCTTCTTCTAACTTCAAATCATGTGCTGCTTTGAATTGTCTTAACTCACTATCAGTTAATTTATGTTCTTGATTTACAAATGGTGTATGTGGCATACCTAGTAAAGTGTTCATTTCTTTACCAGGTACCACAGTGAACATCTTTTTGCCCTCTGAATTGTATAGATCATATTTATTAAGTAGGCTCATTTGTTCACTCACCCCTTGAATTTTCGAACTTCACCGTTTACAAGATAGGCAATACCTAAGGCTTTTCTGTAATCATCTGTTATCCAAACATTCCTAATATCTAACTTTTCATTATCAGGTGTATAACTTCCCCAATAACCACCCATTTTTGTTGAGCCTCTTAGGTGGATGTCATTTACATAAGACCCTTGCACTTCAACAACATATTTTGTTGGTACTTCGTTATACATATCATTGATATAACTAATAACTGGCTCCTCACTGTCTTCTTGTTCTGCTACTAAGGTATAGTAATCTTCGTTATCTAGACCAAAAAACTCTGAATCTGGCATAGCGATAAGCTTATTCTCAAACTCTATATCTGAACAATTGTTAATTTCAAAATTATATAGACCCATAAATGATATAGTTGCGTAAAAATCTACCTTCTCTTCACAGAATCTCGTAAAGTGTATTCTATCTCCGACACTAAAATTCATTTACATATCCCTTCTTTCTTCATTTTTTTGTAGCAATTCTAAAAGTTTATACTTCGACTTCTTGTAGTTTTTCTTGTATCTTCACGATAGTTATACCAGCTTGTGTTAACTCTGGATTGTCGTAAATCAAATGTTGTCTATTTAATTTCAATAGTTCTGATCGCTTAACAAGTATTAAATTATTTAAATCAAAGTTCCTTTTATTTCTGTCTGCAAAGATAATGACATGTTTCTCTGGTTTAGGTCCGTTTGCCTCTTCCCAAATCAACTCGTGCTTTGGTCTCCACATTTCATTACGTGTACCTTTATCTTTTACTTTCACTAGTAGATATCCGTCTTTTCCAACTAAAGTACTTCCAATTGGTCTTGTGTTTATAGGTTCATTACCTTTTTTAAACCACCCTTTTTCGGCACCTGGTGCATGTACTCCTTTAACACCTTTATTCCAAGATTTATGTCCTTTTTTAAATTGAGTGTTCAATCCATTACTTAATTTGTTCCTTCCACAAAAGGAACTTATTGTTCTTGCGCTTTTGTTAGTACCAAATTTTTCGTTAAACATTTCAGTTAGCGTTTTAAAAGGTGTTCCTTTCACGTTATCTTTTAAGAATTGAGTTTGATCTTCTGTATATTTGTTAGACATTATTACCACCGTCCAACATTTTAGGTAAGCTGCCATTATCATTGAATTTTTCATCAATAAATTTTTGACTTTCTAACACTAAACTTCCGTTATCAATGATATTTTTGGCAATGCCCATAATAGCTTTAGATCGGTTAACTTCTTCTCTTAATTCTTCGCCTTTTATATCTTCATCACTCAGTCTTTCTAATTGAGCGAATAAATGGTTATTCAAATCTCCTAATGTATTTCTCATATCCATTTCCTCCTAAATATCAAAAATGCTAAGTTGCTTTTTAACACCTGCAACTTTTGATTTTTCAATTCGGTACTGCTTGTTTACGTATCCTTTAAATGCTATTAATTTGTGGTTATCATCAGCTATTCTGAAAATATCGACTACATCTTCATCAACTCTCCACTCGGTAATAGCACCTATGCCATTCTTTCCAACTTCAAAACATGAATTTTCATCACTAATTTTTGTAATCATTTAGACCAACTCCCACAACACTCTTGAAAAAGTAGTTGAGCATAATCACCAAATTCGGTTTTTTGTGGGTATTTTTCAATCCATGGTTTAGGTTTTGCATATTTCTCTTTATATGCTTGTCGTCTTTTTTCTTCTTCTTGTATTAAAATTCGATTCAAATTATCTATATGGCTACCAGTGAACTTAAGGTCGTCACTTCTTAAATTATTCTTTTGAAGTTCGTCATGTGACGGAAAAACATGAATTGCCTCGTCAATATTCCAGCCGTTTAATATTCTTGATCTATAAATAACTTTTGGTACGTTATGATTTTCTGCAATCATAATATTGTCTTCATGAAATGGTTGTTTATATCTAATTGCTAACTCATTAATCATTTTCAACTACTCCTTATCTCATTAAATTTGGTCATTTAGCCTGTTTAGACTCTTTCTATTCGACACCAATCTTTGCTTTTCAACTGACATCGTTACTCTAATTTCGTTTTCAGTAGTCATGCCGATGTATAAGATAAAGCCATATACATCGTTTTTTCTTAAAAACCACTGCAAAGAGTCAGTATCGTTTATATAGTGTCCAGATTGTTTAATACTTGCTACGAACGTCTGAAATTGGTCAATTAACGGACGTTTTAGCTTATAGTTTTGTTTAACTGCATCTGATAACCTAAAAATCGGCTTTGTTGTCATATTTCGCACCTCATCGAATAAAGGATATGTTCTAAAATTTAGTCAAAAGGTAAATCGTCATCATTAAAATTACTGCCATTGTTGAATGGATTATTTTGTTGGTCGTATTTCGCTTTATTTTGCCCCTGTTGGACGTTTTGGCTATTTTGTGTATAGTTGTTACCTTTTTGATAACTCGTTCCATTTTGATATGAATTTGAGCCGTTTTGACTATCTTTAGGCTCTAGGAATTGAACGTTATCGCAAACAACTTCAGTGACGAATACTTTTTGTCCTTCTTTGTTGTCATAACTCCTTGTTTGAAGTCGTCCAACAACGCCTGCTAACTTACCTTTAGATAAATATTGATTAACGTTTACTGCTTGTTTTCTAAATACAATGCAATTTATGAAGTCGGCGTCTCGCTCACCATTTTGATTAGTAAACGTTCGATTCACTGCTAAAGTGAAGTTTCCTACTTCAACGCCACTCGGAGTAGTTCTAATTTCAGGATTTTTTGTAAGTCGCCCGACAAGGGTTACAGAATTGATCATTTTGTTACTACCTCCATTGGTTTATTAATTATGATTGCTGGTGTTGTTTCTCTTTTATGAATTTGTCTTGCGAGTTCACTTCTGATTAATGCTTGGTCGAAGTTACATAAACTCATAAATTTTCGAGCGTATGCTTCACTGCAATTCAACCGTGTAATAATGTCTTTAACTGTTATTGGCATCATTTAATTTCCTCCTGTTTCTCATTCGATAATCTTCTGCATTCATTGGAATCCAAAAACTATCGTCATTCATTCTTGAAAATATCCGTCTGTAATCGATATTCTTTTGTAATTCTTCGTCACTCAAATTTGTTGTGAAAATATTATGTCTGCCTTGTCTATCGTCGATAATTTCAAATAGTTGTTGTAATACCCATTTACTTTCCGCAGTACCGATATCATCAAAGACAACGAGATCAACTTTCGTGAATAATTCTTTTAGTTCATGTTCTTTCAATTTCGAAGCTTTATCGAATGTCTTTTTAATCATTGTCATAAGCTTAGGAATATTCATAAATATTGCTGTATATCCTTTTTCTTTCACACTGTTAACAATAGCCATTGCTAAATGTGATTTACCTGTACCAAACGATCCTTGTAAAGTTATCGATTGTGGATTGTCTAATCTAAATGAATTAGCATAACGTTGCGTTACGTATTTAGCGTTAGTTAATTCTTTATTAGTTGGTTCGTATTCATCAAACGTAGCGTTTTTTATTTTGGGATTAACTAATGACTTATTAAACATTTTGTTAATGTGCTTTTGCTTATATGCTTCACGTTCTTTCTTTCCAGCCTCAATCAACTGACATTCACAACCAAATCTTTGCTCATATCCACTTTCATGTTTGATAAAGTCATAATGCTTACCACATTTTTCGCAATACAAGTTTTCTTGTTTCTCTACAATTGGTGAAGACTTAGCTTTTAATTTTTCTTGTAGTGATTCCGAAACACTAAACGCCTGCATATTACTCACCTCCAAATATTTGGTCTATTTCTTCTTTACTCATATCGTTTGTTGTTTTTAAATCTGTGTAGATTTTTCCACCGTTAATTTCGCTTGTTTCATGTTGACCAGCGTTTTTAGAAATAACTCTGCTTTTTTCATAGACTTCTATCTGATCCATGTTTTTCAGATTAGCTTGTAACCAATTCTTTAAGATGCCTTTCGTATAACCCCAACTAATTTTGTTACGCTCTAATGCAATCTTTAATGCTTTAGTAACTATTTCATTTCCATCATTTTCGAAATCGTCGATATATGAACCCATTTCATCTTTGATATGTGGATTAAGTAATCCAAAACCATTTTCTTGATAAAAGTCGAAGGCGATTACTTCTTTTTCTCTTCTATTCTTATTCTTCTTCTTTTTCTCTTCTTCTTCTTTTTCTTCTTCTTTTTCTTGTCCACCTGTCGTACCACGTATCGTATACGTATCGTAAATATTAATAATTTTTGAATTATCTATATTAGGTTTTGTGTATTCAATCAAGTCATTATCTTTAACTCTTGAAAGTTCACTCCTAACACAGTCTTCAACAGGTTTACCAGCCTTATTAAAGTTGTAGCGACCCCAATTTTTAATAGCAATTTCTCTAGTTTCTATGTTGTATTTTATTAATTTATGATGATTTTCAAATCTGTCTATCAAAGCGTTTATTGATTCAGTCGAATAACCTAACTCAAACGCAATTTGTTTTTTAGTAATTTGATATATACCAATTTGAGTTGTTCTAGGATTAGTTAGAAGATATAAGTAAAAGTATCTGTCTTCTGGTGTAAATTCTTCTTGAACTTTTGGATCTTCCCAAAACTCTGTATATACTTGTCTAAACTTAGCCATTCCTATTCTCCTTTCTTAAAGTACATATACTGGTCTACCAGTAACTTTCTGAATAGATTTTTTAAACAATACTTCGTCCGAATTGCTGTCAGATAAATGAATTAAATATGTTTCTTTCAATTTCGATAAATCACAGTCATTTAGAAAATCAATTACATTCTCTAAACTGAAATGACTTTTTCTAATTCTCTTTTTCAAAGATGAATTTAGTACGCCGTTTTCTACATTTCGGTTTAATATTTCGATACTGTTATTACACTCAATAAGCATGTGTGTGAGTCCTGTAAATGTGTATTTGATGTAATAGGTATCAGTCGCAAACAGTAGCTTGTCGCCACTGTCTGACTGAATGAGATAACCTAATGGCTGACCTGTGTCATGCTGCACATCAAAGGGTAATATTGTTAAAGTGCCAATCTTGAAATGTTCTAGTGGTTGAATACCTTTCAATCTAAAATTGTCATATCTTTTATCTATTGCTATCAGTTCGTCTTTTTCGATTTCTCCGATATAACAGTTGATACCGTAGTTCAATAGTTCTTTTAATCCTTTAATATGATCATTGTGTCTATGACTGATTAAACATGCTGAAATGCTTTTTAGTTGGTAATTTAAAGCTTGTTGTATCTTTTTGAAGTTAAACCCACATTCAAGTAATACTTCTGTTTCGCCGTCTGTAATGTGGTAGCAGTTTCCACTGGAACCACTACCTATACAATTAATTTTCATTTCCAAATATTCCTTCGTCGAATATTGATTGTTTAGCTTGTTTTGGTTCTTTAACTTCTTCAAACTGTGCAGGCTCAACTTCTACTTTTTCTTGTTGTTTTGGTGTTTCAACTTTTTGAGGTTCTTCTTTCGGAATATCGATTGCTGTTTTGTTAGCATTTTGTTTAATTTCTTGTTGTACATCATCATTTACGTTGATTGGTTGAATACTTTCTTCTTCGGTATACATAGCCCCTAAATTTTCTGGAAAAGCTTCACGTAGTGCGTTTACGATTGCAGTCTTTCTAATCATCGTTAAAGGCATTTGTTTCCATGTAGATTGTTTTTTATCGTATTCATCAAGTGATACTTTAGCTACAATTGGCATTTCTCTATCTTCACGATATACCTTTGCCCAGCCACCGATTAAAACATCGTTTTTAAGCTTTACAGCACCTTCGATTTCGTGTAACTCGTTGTTGCGTTCTACAATGATTCCTGCTGCAATACCTTTGTATTTAGCGTTAGACTCTGCACGTTTCATAAACGCCTCTTTACCGACAATTATTTGAGCATCTCCACCAAACTTAACGATGTATGCCTCGTTTAAGAATGGGTTCAATTTTTGATACTTACAAAGTGATAAGAACATCATGATTTCTTGATCATTAACTTCTTTGTTACCTCTTACTAAATATTTTTTAATGATTGAAGGCGATAACTTAACCGTTTCACCATTAACCTCATATGTTGTACTTGATTTCTCTACTACTTGATTTTGATTTGTCATTTTAATTCCTCCATTATTTTTATTAAATTACTTCTACAGTTAACGCTTTGTCCTTTTTACTTACTTCTAATTGAATTTGTTGAGATGTTGTTTTATGAACGTCTGTAACAGATTCAGCGTTATCAATCATGATTGGTGCATAGAAGTTGTAGTGCTTAGATAAAGCATTTATGATGTCTAAACCGACGTTTATTCTTGCTGCGTTATTTAATCCACTATCAAATGGAACGCCGTTGTGTGTTGCGATACAAACATCTTGAACACCTTGATTAATCTGCACATCAAACAATTTAAATTTAGTGATTTCAAACTTGTCATTGATTGAGCCTTCCATCAGATTTACTTTTTGTTTCGTAAATTCTTCTGTTAAGAATGTCGCATGTTCTAATTCGTTATATTCTTGTGCTAATTGTTCTTGTTTAGTTTCAAGTTCTTTAATACGATCAACTGCACGTTGACTAACTTGGATATCATCTAACTTTTGTTTAATCTCTTGTTGTTGGTTAATCAATGGTTCTTTTTTGCTCTTTACAATGTTTTCAACGTCTTCACTCATACTTTGAATAGATTGTCCCTTTTTCTCTTTTAAGGCTTTAATTTCACTATCTAATTGCTTGTATTGGTCTGTATCTTTCACATCTGTATTATTACTTTCAATTTTTTTGATATTTTCTTTGATTTCTTCTACATTCTTTGTTTCTTTATCAATTTCTTCTTTCAGTTCTTCCATAGTTGATTCAATTTCATCGTTTTGTTCTGATAGTTGTTTCACTTTATTTCTAATTTCAATACCGTCTGATTGTATTTTCTCTAATCTTTCAGACTTATCAGCGTTGTAATTCTCTTTCATTTTCTGTATTGCTTCTTGTTGCATATGTTCTGGTATATCTTGACCACAACAATCACATACGGTAGCTGTCGTAAACTCTTTTTGTTCATTTACTAATTCTTTATGCTTAATACCTAATGCTTTGAATCTTTCATTTTGGTTTTCTATGATACTTTCATTCTTTTGCAGTTCAGCTGTTAAATTGCTTAAATCTCTACGTTTCGTTGCAATGGCTCTTTGCAGTTCAGAATCTTGGTTGATCAATGACGATAATTCTCTCTTGTTACCATGATTGTGATTATCTTTTAAATACTGGATATCGAGTTCTTTAGATTTGATATCTTTCTCAATCTTTTCAATTTCCAAACCGTTCTCTACATCTTTAATTTCAATGTCTATTTGCTTAATTTGATTATTAATTTCGTTTAACTCTTCTTCTAAAGCTTGTTTGTTATATTTTCGAACATCTGGCATGTTGTGATTGATTTCATCTACACGTACTGGAATAGCCTTTAAATCTTCATTGATAGATTTCTTATTACGACTTATTCGCATCTTAAAATCTTCGAGTGATCCGTCACCTAATAGTTTTTTTAGTTCTTTCAACTTACTATCTGAATTAATTACATCTTCGTCTGTTACTTCATCAACTAAACTCATTAATATCTTTTTACGTTCATCTTGTTTTAAGCTGTTAAACCAAAATGGATTAGTTGTTAGTTTGAAAATTTGTTCGTCGCTGATGATTGAATTAATAAATTCATTAAAGTCTTTTAATTTTTTAGGTGTTAATTCATCTTCTGTAGCACCTAATTCGTATACTGTTTCGTGTCCTGTGAAAGTTGATTTCGCTTGTCCTCGTTTTCTTGTCCATTTCTCTGAATAAGTTTTCTTAATATGTTGTTCTTTACCGTCAATATCTAAGACTGCATAAACACTGTGCTTTAAATTATTTATTTCTTCTCCTGCACTATCTAATGTCTTGATTGAAAATTTAGTAGCACCTTTACTATCTTTGTTGAAAAGTAACCAATAAAAAGCATCTGCAATCGTTGTTTTACCTGTGTTATTTTCTCCTTTAACAACAATATCTTTACCTTCGGCTTTTAATTCAAAGTGTTTAGCGCCTTTAAAGTTATCTAGCACTAACTTAATAAGCTTGATTTCCATATCCATATCCTCCTGTGGTATAATATTTACAAATCTTATTTCTTATTTGGACACCTTGGTCGAGGTGTCTTTTTTAGTCGAATAAATCATGGTTCCATTGTCTACTGGTCAAATAGTTAAATAATCTTTCGTTTTCGGTCGTATTTTCTAATAAATAATCGTTTAACATTGCTTCAATGTTTTCTTTCTGTGTTTCGTAATCATCAGCTGAAGAAAAACAAGCTGATACTACTGTTCTTTCTGTACGATTACATTTGATTTTCATATCAATATAGTCAGCGTAATAAATCACTTCTTTTTCAAACCAAAATCCCTGTAACGAAAAATTTGAATTCCTTTGTTCTCCTACTTCAATCATTTAGATCCCTCCTTTAAATTTCATCATTTTTTAAGCTATTGAATACATGGTCGAACATTTCGAAAAACAAAACTGTTACAAGCCAAAACAGTATGGAATGTTCAATAGGTGTTATCGAAAAACTAGATATGATGAAGAATTCAATCACTATGATTAATGTGAGTAATGGATATTTTAAAATGTTCATATAATACCTCCTATATTCTGCGTTCCATTTTCAATTTTTGTTCGTGCGCTTTTACTAAATCTCTAATATTTTTATTAATGTGTTCACATGTCTTGTTGATAAATACAGTTCCCTGGAACAATACATCTTCACATTCGGACATTGTCTTAACGATTTCTTCTTTTTCATCTCTAGTCATATATTCTGGTCTTTTTAAGAAATTACATTCTTCTAAAGCATAAATTGCTTCTTTCATTTCTTTTATAAGTTGATATTTAACTAAACCAGGGTGATCATAATAATATTCGTCACTGTGCGCAGGTGTTGAGAAACCATCTGAAAACTCATTTAAGGTATCTGTTACAAAAACTCCATCATTACTATTTGTCGCTAGCGCTTTATATGTGTCTGCCGAAATATTTCTTTGACCGTTAATCATCATTGACATGTTGCTCTTTGTTGTAAGTGCCATATCTGCTAATCTCTGTTGTGTCATTCCTGTTCTGTCTATTTGCCTTTTGATTACATGTGCCATATTGTTCTCCTTCTTTCTATAAACCTTATTGATTAATGCGTGTGTTTGGTTAACTGTTCCGTCTTTAAAGTTCACATCATGTGATGTATTATTTAGTTATCATCATTTGGTCGAATAAATGATGTGTTCTAAAAATCTCAATTTGGTCATTGAGTGTAACTGGACTAGGTTTGGTCACCTGGTTCAGTTATTTTTTTATGCAATCTCACTCGATAACTGTGCTTCATAGCCTTTTTCAGTCAAAATTTCATGTATTTTCAATCGACCTTTTTGTGTCCATTTAGTTTGAAGCTTCGTATCTTGTCTTCCATCCGAACGTACAATTGAAATCGTGTTCGACTTTGTTAATCCTTTGTTCATGTGTTCTTTATACAAAATCCATTGATTACCCACTTTTCTTTGTAATCTTGCTTCGTTTAATATCTTGTTTAATTTGTTAGCTGATAAACCATAGTCTGCTGCGATTTGTGTCGCTGTCATTGTTCCGTTGCTTTTAAGAATTTCATCTACATAATCTGCTTTAGGTTTTAATTCTCCAATTTCTTGTTCTAGCATTAGTTTTTCTTGTTGTTCTTCTATCCAACGTTTTGCTCTCTGTACTGGATCTTCAATCATGTAACTATCAGACACTGAAATTGCTGTTTGCTTTATTTGTTCTTGCATTTGATAAAAAGCATCAACATAAGTTGCAGTGAATAAAATTCCTTTCTCACCAGTCATTTTGTTTGCTACCATGTCGCAACCTTTTTTAGTAAGTAAATAATGTTTGTATTGCTTACCTGTTCCTGCTTGATAAGAACTTTCTAGGAAGAAATCATCAGAACGCAATTTTGCGTTTTGACCTAAAACCTCTAAATAACTTTCAATACTTCTTACTAAATCTGCATGTCGTTTGTTTGTCATTTCTGCTACTTCTCTACTGTCCACATATAATTCTTTGTTTTGTTCTATTACTATTAAATCTCTTGTCATTTGAATGACCTCCTAAATTTGTTATAGATTTATTATTTTGATTTGGTACAATTAATTTAATTTATTATGAAAGCGTGGTGTATTTTAATGAATATAGAAAATTTAAATGTAAGACCTGTTAAAGGTGGTAAGATCTCTGTTGAATTTACTGAAAATGCTAAAGCCTATTTAATAGAAATGAACGATTACTATAAACAATATGTTTTAGTTGGTAAAAACGATAAAATTGTTGTTTTTAAAGTTAAAGGCAAAGAAATATATGATGTTAAGGAATCTTATTAATTTTCTTTGCTAGCAACTTACCATTTGTATACTCAATCATGAATTTATCATTGTTTTTTGTAGCACTCTTAATTTCCTCCGCCAAGATGATAATTAGGAGTGTTATTTTGATTAGTTTTATCTTCTTCATTTACAAACCTCCTATAACCATTTTTTATGTTTCTTCTTTAAAAATTCTTCTAGTTTTTGAATATTGATTAGTGTTAAACCTGGTGTTAAATCAAGATACAGTCCCTCGATACCTAAATTGTCTTGTTCATAAGATTTCAACCAGTTATATACTGTTGTTCTACCAACTCCAAACGCTTTTCCGACTGGACCAGGTTTAGCGTAAATAGGAGTAAACACAACCTGTTCTGAATCTACGATCACATTTTTTTCATTTGGCAATATCTTTAAATTAGACATCGTTTAATTCCTCCTTTTCTTTTGTTGACGTCCTATTACAACGTTTAGTCTTGGCAATGACTGTTAGATGTATTTAAGCGTGGCTCATATCGTCGCTCACTCTCGCTCTTAAACGCTCTAGTAGGACGTCAGCATGTTCGTTTTAAGTTCTGTCTTACTTATTTGATTTAATTAAGTACAATAAAGTTATCTCCTATTGAAAGGAGGTGTTGTTATGACTAGCATTGATAGAGACATTAAGAAAGCTATACGTTATCAAGAAATGTATTGTCCTAATTGCGGAAAGGAAATCAAAATTGACTTGAAAAAACGTAAGAACAAATGTCCTAAATGTAAATTTGAGATTACAGTCAAAAAGTAATATCACTGAGTTGGGTTCATATCCAACTCTTTATTTTTTTATTTTGTAGTTATACCTAAAGGTATTAATAATACTGATTTTTTTATCAATCTTTTTAATTAATAATTTGTAATTTGTAAATAAATCTTTAGCTTTAATTTGTATTTCTTCCAATTCCGAAATCAATAATGCAAAATCCTCTATTTCCTTTTCAAATTGATCTAAGTTGTTTTCTAAATAAACTATTCTTTGATTTTTCTTTAATAATCTTTTTCTAGTAAACATTTATTTATCCTCCTTTTTATTTACAAAATGATTAGTCGTTTTAAAATAAAGTTCAAAAGCATTTTCACAATCTTTGAATTCTAACCACCAATGTTTCAAAAATTGATACGTATAAGTTATAAGCACTATATTTAAAGTTATTAGATGTAGTGCTTTAAACTTCTTAGTACTAATTTCGTATTGATAGTGATTCCACAATTTAAATCTTTTCATTGTATCCTCTCTTTCTGTGAACTGACTGGTCTATCATGTTCACGTATTATTTCGTATTATTTAGTTAGTCGAATAAATCAAGTGTTCTAATTAATCATTTGTGTCAAATCGTCACATCTACAATTAAAAAAAATAACCCATTCTACATTTATTTCTTTTGCTATTTTTTTAGCGACTGTGACACTTGGCGTTCTAGTACCTTTTTCAATCATTGCTATATATGATCGATGTACACCAGTTTTATTTGCTAAATCTTGTTGTGTTAGTCCTAGTTCATTTCGTTTATCTATTAGCCATTTATTTTTCATTGTTAACACCTCCTTGTGACGTTTCGTTACATTTAGTATAGTCACGTTGTGTCACAATGTCAATAAAAATGTTGCGTTTTTTTACATTTACTTAAAAGTGACATTCAGTTACATTAATATTAGAGGTGTATTCCTATGCTAAACAAAAATTTAAAGAAATATAGAAACTTGAAAAAGTTATCTCAAGAAGAAATGGCTGAAAAGCTTGATATTTCTCGTCCAGCATATACAGGCTATGAAACTGGTAGAAGAAAACCTTCATTAGATATGTTATATAAAATTTCTGATATTCTAGAAGTATCTATTGATGATTTAAGTGGAATAAAAAAAGAAAGCACTAATTTATTTGAAGATGCTGAAGTTTTAATGTTCTCAGATAAAGAAGGTTGGGACGAACTCTCAGATGACCGTAAAAAAGAAATTATGCGAGAATTATCAGATTTAGCCGACTTCTATATCGAGAAAGACAAGAAGGCTAAAGGTGATCAATAGAAAAGAGTATGAACTAACACCCTGTTAGTTTATATTTTTTAAACAAATTTTAGATTGCACTAAATTAGTAGACTATGGTTTATAATTTGCATAAAGGTATATTATTTAATAATAAAATGTAGAGGTGTTCTATGACTAAATTGAATGTCTATGATTTATTGGTTTTACATTTAAATGTTAACAGGAAATTAGGTAATGAAATCAAACATCATAGTTTTATTCTTGAGCATAGAATAGATGTAATGGAAACTATTAAAAAATTGCTTGATAATAACTATATTTTCATTACAAACAAACCTGAAATTTCACTAAATTATTTAAAAGTTACTGAATTAAAAGATATATTGAGAGAAAATAATTTAAAACTAAGTGGAAAAAAAGAAGATTTAATTGATAGACTAATTAACAGTTTAGATGATAGTTCCTTAAGTAATTTGGATTTACCACAGGTTTATAAAGCTACTTCATTAGGAAAAAGTATTTTAGAAGAAACAGAATATATTAACCATTTTTACCCACACCATAGCATCACTATTATTGATGCATTTAATGTAGCAGAAAATGCTGAACAAGGTATTGAAAAAATAGAGTTTATATATAACTTTTATATTTATGTAAAAATTAATGAAAATGATTTTGGTACTGCTGGTCATTATGCTGAGAGATTGTCGCATTATTTTTTATTAGAAAACCCGAATGAAATCAAACGAAGAATTTATATAAATTTAAGCATTTATTTAATTGGTATGAGCGAACTACATCGATACGATTTAATAACACATTTTAATCATAGTGTTCGAGATAGTTATCGTTTTACATTTTTTGAAGCTAATACTTTTTATGAAAAACCAGTACTAGTAGACAAAAGTGATAAGAACAATTTAATCGAAGTTTATTTGGAAGATATTAAATATTTCCTCGAACCCGACGAATATTTATCAACTAAGTTTATTAAGATATTATTTGCTAAATTGGAGAAAAACAATGATGATTTAAATAAGCAATATACCGATATCGAAAATTATTTTAAAAATAAAGACGTAAAACATACTGATAATACACTGAACGTAGGCAAGAGTAATGACGTTGATACAAAAACTAATAGTGGATGTTTATTATTAATTCTATTTCCCCTATTACCTTTATTGCAAAATTTATTTTAAATTAGGAGATGTATAAATGAAAAAAATTTTATTAGCAATGCTTACAGGAACTTTATTACTAGGTGCATGTAGTCAAGAAGATGAAAACTCGTCTAAAAATGAAACTACTAACAAAATAGATAATAAAGACAATAATAAAAAAGATAAAGAAAAACCGAAGGATACTGATAAAGTAAATAAAAACAAAGATAGTAAAAATGAATCAGAACCAAAAACAGAGGAACAATCTATCGAAGAAAATACAACAGAAATTCCTCAATCAGTTGAAGATACAACCACAGAACAACCTAATCAAGTGCAACAAACTGAGCAAAATGTTTTAACAGAAGAACAACCACCACTATCTGAACAACAAGGTGGATACGATGGTTCGCAACCTGGATGGAATTATAATGAAGACACTGGACAATTTACTGACAGAGATCCGAATTTTGAAAGTAATATGCAAAAAGAAGAAGAATTATTCGACCAATTAGAAAATGGCGATTTATCACAAGAAGAATATTCTAACCAAATGGACGAATTATGGAATCAATAATAACTTTAATTTAGCTGACCACTAAATATTTTGGTCGGCTTTTATTTCAAACTTAAACCGAACATACGTTCTTATAAATTGGAGGAATAGAACATGAATACAAACACATTAATTGAAATACCAGAAAGATATAATCAATTTAGAACTGGAATATCAAAGTTTGCAACTTCAAGAGATAACAAAAGAATAGAAGATAACGATCAAGCAATTATTATTTACTTTGATGAAACAGACAACATTGAACCTTTGCTATTCAATAAAGATATTGTAGTTATTAATGATGAAATGAACGGTACACCTTTTAATCAGTTTGTTGCTGAAATTAATTTTATTGAATCAGATAGATTTGAGATAAAAAAACTATCAAACTATGTAGCTATTAATAACACCAGCTACTCTATTAAAGATATAAACAACGTAAATATAGTCGGTAAAGTGATTAAGTTAATTAGATCATTTGATTAGATTTGGAGGATATTTTATGAGAGTCGAAGATATAGTGAATGATATTACTGCTTATACAATTTTAGATAACAGTGATTTGAATATAGAGTTTTTAAGCAATATTTATAACATTTTAGTCGTTTATAACTCACCTATTACACTTTATGCCAAAGTAAGAAACAGAGACGTTATATTCGTCAAAAATGACACTACAGAAAACATGTGGAAAGCATTTTGTCATGAGTTTGCACATTTCCATTTGCATTTTGGTAATCAAACGAAAACTAAAAATCTATTTAATTTTAAACAAGAAGCAGAAGCTGAAAAGTTTTCTTTATTACTACGTATGCCAGAAAGATTAATCGTTACAAATGAGTTATGGACTGCTGAACAGCTTGTATATTACTTTAAGGTAACGTATTTAGAGGCATATAAAAGACTAGAGATGTTAATCAATAGAAGTAAAACACATCCTTTAGTTGGCATTAAATCGATTTGATGTAATTTTGGAGGTATAAAAACATGTGGTATGAAGAAAGAGTTTTAAAAAATGGAAAAACAACTTATAAATTTTATGAAAGATATAAAGATCCACTTACTAATAAAAGTAAAAAAGTAAGTATAAGTATGAATACATGTACAAAAAAGGCTAAAAATGAAGCTGTGTTATTACTAGATAAAAAAATCAATTCTATTATTTCAAATAGTAATACACAACAATTATGTACTTTAACTTTTTTCGAGGTTTGTGATGAGTATTTTAAACACTACAAAGCGACTTCAGGTAATAAATACAATACATTTTTGAGTAAAGAAAGCGAACTCAAAGTATTAAAAAAATTATTTAATAGTGATGTATTAGTTCAAAAGTTAAATTTATCTTATACTCAAAAGCAATTTGATAAAATTCTAGAATTAAACATCGCTCATGAATACAGCTATAAGATATTATCCTTATTTAAAAACATAATGCGATACGTTAATAAATTTTATAATCTAGAAAACATATCTTTCATTGATAACATTACTCTACCACGAAAAAGTTTATCTATAGAACAAATTAGAAATAAACAATCATTTTTCTTGGAAAATTCAGAGGTTAAATTAATAATTAATAAAATACTGGAAGATTATCAGGCACTCAATAGATTAGATAGCAAAAGAATTCGTTTTGTAACTGCATATATCATTGAATTTATGTATTTAAATGGCATGAGGGTTGGAGAACTATTAGCTATTAAAAAGGAAAATATAGACTTTGATAAAAAGGAATTAATGATAGAAGGAACTATTAACTGGAAAAAGTCTAATGGTGGTTATGGTGTAAAAGATACTACTAAAAATGAATATAGTACTCGAAAAATTAATATAAATAATAGAAGTTGCCAAATATTAAAAACACTTATCCATGAAAATAAAAAATTGCAACTTTATAATAAATCATATATTAATCGAGGTTTTATTTTCACTACAAGTAAAGGTAACCCTATCTTTATTTCTCAAATAAATAAAATATTAGAAGAAGCTGTAGATAAAATTGATTCGATCAATAAAAAAGTGACTACTCATATATTCAGACATTCACATATAACTCTTTTAGCTGAAATGGGTATTCCTTTAAAAGTTACTATGGATAGAGTTGGTCATAATGATCATGATACTACTTTAAAAATATACTCACACGTATCTGAAAAAATGTCTAAAGAGTTAGTAAATAAGTTAGAAAATATTAATATCGTATAG